GCATTAAGAATGATTGGTGATTCTTTTGCAGAATATGCAGATGCCCAAGCAATGATTAATCCAGACTCTTTACATCACGTTTACGAATGGGATGAAACTGGAAGTTCAAGTGCAAGACTGTTTAGACCAGTAGTATCAAAAGGAGTCTTGTCTTTTTCTTTCTTGCCTTCAATGAAACCATCAAGAGGATCTTCTCAAATATTTACTAACAAAGCAGCAGTTATGGAATTGGGAAGACCAATTACAATATCTCCAAAGAATGGATCAGTTTTAGTTTTTGAAGTTGACGGAGAAACTGTGTTTACTCCTTATCCAGTAGTAGTTCAAAACCCTGGTGGAGATTCAGTTCAAGGATCTTTTGAAAAGATTTACAAGGGATGGGTTAGATCTAATCTACCAATCCTATCTTTGATTGAAGGTGGATTCTTTAAATCTATCTCTAGAGCACAGATGAGAGCAGTAACTGCAATCATTACTCCAGCAGCAAAGATGTCAAAGAACACAAGACAAGCAACTAGCATTGGTAGAAAAGCAGCAATTGCAATTGAAAGGTCGGTAGAGTAATGAATAGAGATTATAGATATAGTGCAGGAAGTGCTATCGCTGATTTCTTATGGGAATTAGCAAATGGAAGATTAGGACCTAATGTTGAATAGATTTGATGACTCAGCAACCCTAGTCAATAAGTATACTTCAGCAAGTAGACCAGATATTACCTTTAGATCAATAAGAGCAGATCAAACTAACATATCAGAAGATAACTTGGCAGACTATGCATTTGATGGAACTGCAGCAGATACAAGTTTTTCACAGTTAAACTTGACTATCACCTGCGACTATGTAGTTAATAACGACTACCTAAGAGAGCCTTATCCTGCAGCAGCATTTGCTAAGGTACCAGAGCAAAGAAGCGTAGAAGAGCAAGCAACGGTTGATCGTTGGAACAGAAGCAACGGCTCTAGCCTATTATGAAGATTACCGTGCTAAAATTATCATTGAGGAAGCAGTAAAAGACCACCCCGTCTAAAAAGTCAAAAATAACAGGAGGTGAAAAGAAAATATGGCAACAGGTAATGCAAAAAATATTATCGTAGGAGCAGCAGAATTTTGGGTCTCAGAGAATGAGAACTCAGTAGTTGAGTACGAGTCAGTGTTTACATCTGACACAGCACCATCACAATCAGCAGCAACTAAGATTAACGCTTACACCAACTCAAACGGAGCATTCCGTAACGTTGGTTTTACACAAGAAGGTATTGAATTGTCATTCGAACCAGACTACGGCGAAATCGAAGTTGATCAACTTCTCGAAGTTGCAAAGATCTTCAAGCAGTCTATGAGAGTGACCCTTGCTACATCGCTAGCAGAGGCTACACTAGAGAACTTGCTTCTAGCAACATCAGGTGCAGACTCAGATCTAGGTTCAGCAATTAACTCTACTACTAAATCACGTAAGTTGGACGTTAACGCAGGTGCCCTTGGATATGCTCCGATTGAGCGTACCATCGTCGCAGTCGGTCCAGCACCAGATTCAGTGGCAGCAGCAACAACAAATGGAAAAGCAGAAAGAATTTATTGGGGATATCGTGCAGTCTCTATGGAAACTACAACAGTAGGAGTACGTAGAAACGAAGCAACAGTCTTCCCAGTCTCATTCAGACTACTAACACATAACTCAACAGATACAAGTTCTAAGGACTTGTTCGGTAAGGTCGTAGACAGAGTTTACGCCTGATTTACAACTTAATATAAGTTTGGAGAGGGGCACGGTAACAACCGTGCCCCCTTCCTTATTGAAGATAGAACACCTAGTATAATAAGAATAACCGTTTAGGAGGAAATATGGCAACACAGGTTTACGAAACAGTTGAGATTGAACTGCAAGATGGTAGCACTGTTACTATCAAACCGATCAATATCAAAAACTTACGTCGCTTAATGGCGACATGGAACAAAACTGCAGAAGCAAAATCAGAGGATGAATTCCTTGATATTCTTCTGGAGTGCACGAACATTGCATTTAGTCAATTCAATCCAGATGTAACAAAAGAACAACTGGAAGAATTACTTGATCTGCAGACTATGTACAAAATCTTGGAGGTGGCTGCTGATATCAAGTTGAACGACCCAAATCTACTGAGGGAGGCTCAGGAAGCGGTTGGGAGGAACTTGACTTAGCCCCCCTCGTATCAGAGGTTTTTCTTCTTGGAAACTGGAAAGATTACGAACAACTAGAGTCTAGTCTTTCAATCAAAGAACTTATGGCAACAATAACCGCAATGCATGAGAGAGAAGGTAGACATAATAAGTTCCTCGCTGCACTTCAAGGTGTAAATCTTGAAGGAGATGATCAGGCAACTGACTCAGAGGAACCAACAAGTCTACAAGAAATTTATGCCAGAGTTAACGCAAAGTTATCTGGCGATCAGTCGATCCTTGATGCTGCTAACGCAGGTATCACGGAAGACATGGGATTGGGGTATCAGGTGGTAGGCAATGGCAGATAACAATATTAACACTACGTTTCAGTATGATGCTAATTTTGCTCCATTGCTTGCCCAACTCAAATCTCTTATTGGTCAAGTTAATGCTCTTAATGCACAGTTTAACTCCCTTGATGCCAATTCAGTAAGAACACAAAAAGCACTTGCTCAAACCTTTTTAGGTCAAGTAGGTGCTGTCGGTGGATTTAAGTCATCAGTTGTAGACTTAACAACACAAACTGACAAATTTGGTCAGGCTCTCACCAGAAATAAACTCACAATGCGTGAGTATTTCCAAGAGTCAAGAAATGCTTTTAAGCAAAATAGTAATGCAATGCGTCTTGCTCAACAGCAAGTACGTGTATTACAGTCTCAGATGGTGCAGATAGGTAAAGGACAAGCAGCAGTCTTTACCCCTGCAGCACTGAATTTAAAAGACTATAACACTCAACTTCAGATGTCGGCCCAGAGATGGTCTATCTTTAATAAGTTAGTAAGTGATGGAGCAACCTCCTTAATTAACTTTGGTAAGAACACTCAGTGGGCTGGACGTCAGTTGATGGTTGGATTAACACTACCACTTACAGTTTTTGGGGCAGCAGTATCTAAAACATTTAGAGAAGTAGATGCCGAACTAACAAGATTTGCTAAGGTCTATGGATCCGATCTTGTTGATGCAAATGGAAATGCAACAGAACAAATGAAAGGCCAAATTTTAGATTTGGCAAAAACCTACGCTTCTACATATGGTGTCGCTGCAAAAGAAACAGCAGCCTTAGCAGCAGACATAGCAGCAACAGGTCTTGAAGGGGCAGAGTTGGTGGGGGCTGTAGCACAAACTACACGCCTTGCAGTTCTTGGTGAAGTTGACAGACAAGATGCTATGAAAACTACTCTTGCATTGCAATCATCTTTTAAGCAAAACACAGAAGAACTCGCTGAGTCAATTAACTTCCTAAACGCAGTTGAAAACCAGACATCAACCACCCTTCAAGATTTTACAGAAGCAATTCCTAAAGCAGGTCCAGTTGTTCGTGGACTTGGTGGTGATATCAAAGACTTAGCCTTAATGCTTACAGCAATGCGTGAAGGTGGTATTCCAGCAGCAGAAGCAGCAAACGCAATTAAGTCTGGTATGGCTTCTTTGATCAACCCAACAAGACAAGCAAGAGAACAACTTATGGGTTTTGGTATTGACATTGATGGAATTGTTAAAGCAAACCGTGGTGAACTTATTCCTACAGTTATGTCCTTTAAGCAAGCACTTGATAGTGTAGATGAATTTACAAGATCTCAAGCAATTGAAACAGTATTTGGTAAGTACCAGTTTGCTAGAATGGGTGCTTTGTTTGATAACATTGGAGAGTCTGGATCTCAAACTCAAAAAGTTATGGAACTTATGGGTGCATCAACAAAGGAACTTGGACAAATTGCAGATGGTGAAATCAAGACCTTAACAGAATCCACCTCTATGAGATTCCAAAGAGCAATGGAAGGAATCAAGGCAGCCCTTATTCCTGTCGGTGAGGCAATTACAAGTACCGTAATCCCATTCATGACTCAGTTCTCAGATATTATTAATAACATTGTAGAAGGATTTAATAATCTACCAGGTCCAGTTCAAAAGTTCTTAAAACTATTTACAGGATTTACAGTTATTGCAGGTCCTATTATTATGCTTGTTGGTCTTCTAAGCAACTTTGTAGGATACATGGTCAAGGGGGCCATGGGCTTTACAAACCTTGGCAGAAGAATGCTTGGCTTACCAGTACAAAAATTTGAATTATTAACAGCAGACCTAATGGCTGCAAACGTTGCAACAGACACTTTGACTGTATCTTATACAGAGCAAGCGGTTGCCCTATCTAGACTTAATGCTGAGTTAGCACGTTATGGTGCAAGCCTAAGAGCAACAGCAATGGTAAATCCAGGAATGCTTATTGGAAGAGGAAAGAATCCTAAGAAACTTGCTAGTGGTGGAATTGTTAGAGGACCAGGAACAGGAACATCAGATTCTATTCCAGCAATGTTGTCTAACGGAGAATCTGTTATTCCAGCAAAGCAAACAAAGAAGTATGGTGGACTAATTAATGGAATTATTGATGGAAACATCCCAGGCTTTGCTAAAGGACTAAGACCACCAAAGACTGCACCAGTTGTTGACTTTGAAGGTAAGTCTTACCCTACAAAAACTATTCAAAGTGCTCAGGCAGTACAAGATATTCTTGACGCTATGGAGTTTAATGCAGAAACGGGAATGTATACATATATAACTCCAAGCGGAAAAAGATCTTCTAGAACAAGAGAACAGGTTCTTGGAATTCTTGATAGAAGAGCAGCAAAGGGTAACATAACTGAAAGTGGAATTCTCAAGGGATTAGATCGTGAGCGTGGTGGTAGAGGTTCAGGAAAGAGTTCTGATCCATATAAGCCAGCACGATACAAAGAAGAAGCAGCAAAAATATTTGAAACAGAATTTGATTATGTCAAAAAGAAAACTGGAATTGAGAACAACTCAGCATATCAGATTCACTCATCTCACATTAATCCAGATATAGATCCAGCAACTGGAATGAAGCGTTGGGACGATCAGGCAAACATTGCCCCAGACGCTGGATACATGAATCTTTTTATGGAAGCAAACAAAAAAACTTTTGCAGAATTGTTAAAAAAGAGTGATGCAGAACTTAAAGCATTAGGAATTGATAGATCGGAATTAAAGAAACTTGCTAGTGGAATTCACCCAACAACATTAAAAGGTGCAAGAACAATGGCAGCAATTGGAAGATTTACTGGAACTCCTCTTGGAAAGATGGTAAGTACCGCAGTTAAATACAGAGAGTCAACTGGATTCTATAAAGGTGGAATGAAAACCAAGGCTGATCTTTTAACAAGATTAGGCCTAGCAATGTCGTCAAAGAAACGTGGTGCTGCTGGTAGAACTGCTGGAAGATTAAAGAAAGACACTATGGTTCCAATGCCAGCAGGAGTCACACCAGTAGGAGTTCATGAAGGAGAAATGATTATTCCTGCAGCCCTTGCTGAAGAGGGTGCAGAAATTAAAGATGGCAAGGTAAGCAAACTTAAGAGGATGGCTGGATCTCAGGCTGTAACCAAGGCAGGGTCTATGGGCATGAATGCAGCCTTTATGCTTCCAGCACTTGGAATTATTGATGAGCGTCTTGCTAATACTGCAAACAAATTAAGTCTTTTTGCTCTTGGCCTATCTGCTGCATCTATGTCATTAAAAGCAGTTGCAGGGCTTGGTGGAAAAGCAGGAATGCTAGCAAACGTAGGTCAAAAGGTAGGCTTACAAGGTGCATTGTTAAAGGGTGGAGGAAAGACTGCAGTAGGTAGAGGAATGGGTCAAGCAATGCTAATGGGTGGAAGAATGCTCACTGCTTTGTCTGGACCAATTGGACTTGCCGTTGCTGCAATTGGTGTATCACTAGCCCTTCTTGTTAAGAACATTAAAGATACTAACAAAGAAATGACAGCAGCATTTGCTACTGGAACAGAGTCTGCTAAAGTATTTGGAATTCAATTAAACTCACTTCGTGAAGCGTGGGACTCATTCGGTAATGAAGTTGAAGATACTACAGCATTAGATCAAGCAGCAAAGTCTGACTTTGGTACTCTTATCGGCAAGTTAAAAGATATGACTTCTAAGACAGAAATTCAAAGCGAGTTTAAAACATTCTACGCAAGCCTTATCTCACAAGGATTTACAGCAGAGCAAGCACAAAACCTTGTTTCATCTGTAGCAAGACAAGCAGAAAAAGAACCAATTCTTTTATCTGTAACTGCAGAATTAAAAGCAATTAAAACACCAGGAGATGTTGTAAAGCAACTTCAGGCTGGTGTGATGGCTTCACTAGATGACAGCAAGGGATTCTTTGGTGCATTTGATAGCCTCTTCTCACAAGATCAAGGCAAGGCTCTTGGCGTAGGGGTTGAGGCGTTAATGAAGGCATACGACTCTGCACCAATCGAAACAATGAAAGCCTTTAGTGACATCATTGCAAAGGTTAAAGCAGATGGTACAGGATTCTTTGCCTCTTCAGTTGCAGACGGCATAGATGACTATGCAGATAGTATTAAAGAAACAAATCCAGTTCTTGCTGAGGCCATCCTTAAGGCTGATGGATTTGAAAATAAACTAAAGATGATTATAGCAACACAGGCTGGCATGGATCTAAGTAATGTTACAGACCAGTTATTAGACTTTGCTATTAAGGCAGACGCAGCCTCAAATGCTGCAACAGCAATGCAAACTGCGTTAAGAGCAGATTTAGATGAGGCTAAAAAGGCTTTAGAAGATAACCATAGATCTTATATCACTGCAAAGGAAGATGAAATCATTGCAGATGAAAAGGCAATGAAGAAACGACAAGAAGCGACAAAGAAGCAACTTGAGGGAATTCAAAATGAAATTGATAAACGTGAAAAGACAATTGATGCTGCTCAAGAAAAAATTGATGCAATTGAAAAAGAAAGAGATGTTGTTAATGAATTTTATGATGGACAACTAGATGCTCTAGATGCCATTAATAAGAAAGAAGAATATAACGCTCAACAAAGACAGACTATGTACGATGCTCTTGGTGCATTGTCTCGTGGTGACATTCAAGGATTTATGGCTGCTAGAGAAACAATGGCAGGAAACGCTGGTGCTAATGTAAGAGAGCAAGCGAAGGATATGCTTACAACTAGACAAGAGAATGCAAACAAGGTTCTTAATGCTAGAAGAGATGAGCAGGAAGCCATTATTGATCAAGAACAAAAAATGATCAAACTCCGTCGTGAGCAGATGGAGACAATTCAAAAGGCTACAGAAAAGTTTATAGAAGGAAAGCAAAAGGAAATTGAAAAGACTCAAGAACTTATGCGTATGGAGCAGAGAAGATATTCTGCTGCCAACAGTGCTATTGATGATTTATACGCTAAGAATCCTTCAGAGTGGACTCAGCAAAACTTAAATGCAGTTAACGCTGCTGTTCAAAAGCACACTTCTCAAGTTGCAAAGACTGTAGGAGCCAGCCTTAAGAATGCATCTGCAACAATTCCAAAGGCATTTACAAGTTACTATGAAAATGCTGCAAAGGCTGCAGGTTTATCTTCATCAGAACTAAAGAATTTCCTTGATCTTAAGAAGGCACTTGGTCAGAAAAATGTAAAGATTGAAAAGGGCGATGCTCTTTATAAACTTCTTAACAATATGGGTCTAGGCAACCTTGCAAATACAGCAGGCCTTGCTGATCTAAAGAAGTTAACTGGAACTATGCATACTGGTGGATATGTTGGTGGAAATGATCCAGAGCCATTAAAGACATTAGAGCGTGGAGAGTTTGTTCTTAATAAAGATGCAGTAAACAGAATTGGTAGAGGACGACTAGAGGCAATGAACTCTGGTACTGGTGGAGAACTAGGATATGTTAAGAATGAAGGCTCTTAATATTGCTGCAGGAGAGAATGTTAGTTATGGATCTCCAAGTTCAAGTGGATTTATTAAACCACCAGGAGCAATGACAAGTCCATACGGCATGAGAATTCATCCAGTAACAAGAGAAAATAAGATGCACAATGGAATAGACTTTGGAATGCAACCTGGAGATGCAGTTCCATCAATTGGACCAGGTAAAGTAATTTCAAGTAGTGTTGGACCAGACGTTGGAGGTAAAGTTCTTGTAAGACATCCTAACGGCTTTGATAGTGAATACTACCATATGTCTCCAAATGGATTAGCATCAGGAAATGTAAACGCAGGAAGCACATTAGGACGTGTTGGAAATGCTTCTGAAATGGGAAGACTTTCAACTGGACCACACCTTCACCTTGGAATGATGAAGGATGGAAACTATGTAGATCCTAAAAACTATTTACCATTGCGTCAAGGTGGTATTGTTAAGAATGATGGAACTCCAGCAATGCTACACAGAGGAGAAATGGTATTGCCTGCTCCAACAACTAGAGAATTAATGGGTCCACAATACTCAGTCCCACAACCATCTGGCGACCAAGGAATGGTTTCAGTTACAACTGTTGGTGGAGATAAAACAACAATTAATGTTACAATTAACAGCAATCAAAATCCAAATGCTATTGCAAGTCAAGTTATTGCTAGAATTAATGATACAATTAAATCTAGAAGAGTAGGTAGGTCATAATGGCAACATTTGGTGATAAGAAATGGGCACGTCCCTCGATCATGGCATTCTCAACAGCACAGCCAACGCTAAACATTACTACTAACCTGCTAGAGGGTGATTTTTACTACCTAACTGACGATAACCGAAAGCCCCTAGACATTTCTTTTGATAGAATCGAAAACCGTAAAAGAATGATTAACGGTAAGATGCGATCTTATTTTATTGCAGATAAAAGAAAATTTAATATTTCATGGGACCTAATCCCATCAAGATCTATCAACCCACTAAATCAAGATCTTTCATTTATTTCTGAAAGATATTTTGACAACGCAGATGTTCAGCAAAACACAAGATACTTAGCAGGCGATGACATGCTTTCTTGGTATGAGAACAGTAAGGGGCAGTTCTACATGACTCTTGTTTATGATAAGGTCCATTCAATGGGATCAGACAATACAAGATTTGATAAGTTAACTAAACCTTCAGAAGTTGTCCCAGTTTTCTTTGACGACTTTTCTTATACTGTAGTAAAAAGAGGTAAATATAATGACCTCTGGAATGTCACTATGAGCCTTACGGAGGCGTAATTGCTTAACATAACTCCTTCTGGTTCAGACACAATAATCAAAAATAAACTAAAGAATTCAAACTCAATAGAGTCTACTCACTATGTCGTTGGTCAATGGAACCATAATGGCATTGCAACAATTGAAGACTTTGGAAACTACGATCAAGTTTTAGTAGACTCAACCTATACAAAGGGGCTGAACTACTCATCAGGCAACCACAAGGTGTACTATGACTCAGTTGATAATGCAGGTGTAATTACAGAAGAAGAGTTTGACAATACCAAACTAAATAAATATTATAATCTAGAAAGTTGCTTTGACAATTTTAGACCAACAGCAGGTGTTGTAAGACCAATGGCTCTTGGATCTAACATTCCAATGTTTTACCTTCTTAATGTTAATGACCTAGACAAGAGCACAACAAGTATAAACAAGCCTTATCTTGGTTCTTATAATCAAGACTTTACCTACTGGACCTCTGCAAGATTTGGGTCTACAACAGAAGGAGTTCTTGGTACATCTAAAACAACTGCTGTTAATGCCAAGTACGATATACGGGTTGGCTCTACTGGAAAAGGAAAGATTGCTCCGTTTGTAAAGTATACAAATGGTGTATGGACAAATACAATTAGAGTTGTACATCAAACACATCTTGGGGTTCCGCTACAGTATAAGATTCAATTCCTTAATGCTACAAATGTATGGACAACAGCCTTCGATGTTTTGCCAGACACAGTTGGAATTCCAACAAAGAATAGCAATGGTGTTCTAGAGATCTACTTTGATACCGATGCCGATAACACTTGGAAGATTTTAACTAGTGAGTTTACACCAAAGCCAGTAACAGATTTATCTATTACAAGCGACCAGGCCGTTAAGATTTATGGATTAAGGCTGGTAGTAGAATCAATGTCTGCACCAGACATCCCATTTGAATTAATAGAATTATCTCCAAAACTAACTGTAAACCTTACAGACTATGTGTCTAATATATCGTTTAAGACAAGTGTTCCAGATAATCCAGTTGGTTTGCCAGTGGGTGGAGTCACTATTGGCACTGGGGAGATTACCCTTTCTAATGAAAACAATATGTTCTTAAATACAAATACATCAACAATGCTGTACGACTCAATGCATAAGAATACAAAGATTAAGGTTTATCAAACTCTTAATGATGGCACCTCATCTTTCAATGTTCCCTTAAAAGAGATGTACGCTGAGTCTTGGAAAGAAGATAGCAATTTTGAAGTATCTGGAGAACTGTATGATTTTATGAAGTTCTTGCAGTCAAAAAGTTCTAATGACATATTTATATCTAACCCAAACGTACCTGTAACTCTTGCAATTCAATCAATGCTTCATAACATTGGACACACTAACTTTAGAATTTTAACTAACTCCAACTCTGTAGATTCCATTCAATACTTTTTTTCTTCTAGAGAAAAAACAATTGCAGAAGTTTTAAGCGATATTGCCAGTGCAACCCAGTCGGCTATATTTATTGACGCTAACGGAAATTTAACGTTTGCAAGCAGAGAGTATTTAATGAACCCAGAGGCTCCTGAATCTTGGTGGATTACAACTGAAGATATAGATGTTGTTGCTGGTGTTGCATCAAAGCCATCGTTTAACTCCAACCCATACTCTGGTTCTTATGCAGTTACTGATGTTGATTACCTAGCAAATGTTTCTAGCCTACAAAAAGTATTGTCAGATGTTGTAAATGATGGAGACGTTGCATACAAGCCAAGATCTTGGAAGTCCTATCAAGCACTACCCACAGATACATTTTCAAATGCAGCAAAGAAAGACATTGGAGTTAACCCATTTGCATTTCAATCCAAGGCTTCTTTTCAAAAAGTATGGAGTCCTGGAAACAGATCAAGCGATGGAGAAGGAAGCAGCAATTCAGAAAACATCCTTGCTGGATCATGCTTGATGGATACTTTAAAATCTGGCAGGCTAACTGACAAAACTATTACTGTTCTTAAGTCAGAGATAGCATCTAACCCATACTCTACATTAAACGACTTATTGACTGCAAAGGTTTTATCTACAACCACAATAGATGATAAAACAAAATACATTAATCTTTCTAGTTTAGATATGTATACTTTTCCATATTCTGGTTATCTAAGAATTGACAATGAATATGTGGAGTTTAAAGGGATTGAATATATCAAGGTTCCAGTTTCTAAAAAAGGATATTCAGTAAACAAATATAGCAGAGCCACAAACGTTATAACCTTAAACACAGTAGAGCCACATTCACTTAATATAAATGACTCTATTGTGATTACTGGAACGTCAGACATCAATGGAGTTTATTCAATTACAGCCACTCCAGACGACCTTACAATTAAGTTTAATAAAACTGGATCAGATATTGCAGAAAAGTATGGCCCATACAACTCAATGATAATGAGCAACATAGCCCCTATTAAGTATATGGTCTTCTCAGATGTTGATAAAATTAATAACCAAGAGTCAAGTAAGGTTGGAGACGTTGCACTTACGACTGGGAGAATTGCTCTAAAGTTAGAATTTGAGCAAACATCTTCAACATCTACAGAAATAACCTACAAGGTGGTATCTGATGGTAGAGGAAAGTTTGGAACTACTCCAAAAGAACATATAGGGATGAACTCTTCGTCAGCACTTACCTCTGAATGGACTAATGCATCAATTCATATGTACGACGCAGCAATGAGATTTAACGCTTCTCCAAATTCCAACAACAATGGATTTTCCGTGCAAAGATCAAATGAGTCACAAGTTTTAGACAACATTGGTTCTATCACAACTGGAGCGGTTGTTATTACTGGAACAAAAATGAATTCTGGTGGAGATATATCAGAATGGTACGAAAGCGTAATTGACGGAGACCTAACTGGCCTAGAGGCTGAGATGGTTAAATCTATGAAGTTAACACAAAAAGAAGATGCAATTATTCAAGGATGCTATAAGAAACTAGACCATGTATATACATCTTATAGTGCAAGGTTGGCAATTCTACAAAGCCAATCAAGATCTTCAAACTTAGAAAATTTATCAAATGTTCCAGTAGCAGGTATTGGGATTCACGTCAATACTACAACGGGTGAAGGATACTATCTTGAATTTGGTGCTTCTGGTGGAAGGACCTTGATTGATAACAATCTTAGATTTTATAAAGTATATTCTTCAGCAGGAATGCTTAAGGTCAAGGTTTTGTTTGTAGGTACTATTGAAAATGTAAATCAGAATGTTATTACACCATTTGGAGATCTATCTACAAGTGGGGCAGATACTGGATGGACAAATCTTAAAGTAAATGTTGGAACAGACAATACTTTTGAAATAGCAGCACAGAATTATATTGTTGGAACCGTACGTGACTCCAGCCCACTACCAAAAACCAATAACATCATGATGTTTGTTCGTGGAGATGGAATAGCAATCTTTGATAAGATTTCTGCTATGAGTGATCCAAACAATACATTGGTTGATCTGCCTTCATATGGAAAATTTAATGTTTACAATGCAGGAAACGAAGATTACACAGCCGTTGAAAACAGTGCTTCAAGATACTATGAGTCTTTTGGTAAAGATGTTAATGAACTAAAACTATATGATTTTAAATACAACGCAACTCCAATTTTAAGGTCAGTAGTTTCAGACTTGAGTTCCGTTGGTGCTGGATATGTTATTGAAGAACTAAATACCAACTCATTTGGTGGAAAGTTAAAACTTAGAAATAAGACTGGAAGAACCATTATCCTTTCAGACGGAACAAAGAATGAAGTAGGAATCTACGGAGTCATTATGAAGGAAGATCCAGGCAAGAGGGTTACTGCTTCTGGACTCCTTTCAGACAAAAGTTTAAAAACAATGTTCTTAGATTCAATTAACCAAAGCAAGAGAAAATATGGTCTAAAGACATTTAACATTGCTTCTGATTACATTCAGACACAGGCTCAAGCAAGTAAGTTAATGCAATGGATCCTAGATAAATGTTCAAAGCCATTTAATATTGTTGATGTTGACATATTCCCAAATCCATTTTTAGAAATTGGTGACTTTGTTAAAATCTATACAGAAAAGCACAGCGTCCCATCTTCCAAGTTTGTCATTACATCTATTGAGTACAAGGTTGATTCAAATGGACCAGATATGTCAATTGAATTAAGGGAGGTTAGATAATGGTAGTTAAGGCTCCAGTAAAAGTTATTAATAAAGTAGCAACTCCTGCTAAAGCAGCACCTGCTCCAAAAGCAGCACCAGCACCCAAGCCAAGTCCTGCAGCAGTACCAGTAAAGCAAACTGCTTCAAAGCCAACCCCATCACTTCCATCTATTCCTCAATTAATTAAAGCACCTGCAGCAGTTGCTAAGAGTCAAGTTGCAAGTAAAGTTCTTCCTATGCCAACACCAAGTCCAAGCCCTGGGCCAAAGCCTAAGCCACCAGAAAAAAGCAGTGGTTTGTTTGGTAGTGTTGGTAATGCATTGAAGAAAGCAGGAAGTTTTGTAGGTAATGAACTACTGGGTCTTGATGACTTTGGTAATGTTATTAAACATGCAAAGAATGGAGACTGGGGTAAGGCTGCTAAGTCATTAGGTGCAGGTGCATTTGAAATGGGCACTACAGCATTAATGCTTGTTCCAGGAGTAGGAACAGCAGCAGGTGCAGCAATTAAAGCAGGAGCAACTGCAGGAAAAGTAGGAGCAAAGCAAGTAGTTAAACAAGCAGTTGCAAAACCAATGGCCCAGAAAGTTGTTTCTCAAGCATCTAAAGCAGCAACAAAAACTAAAGATGGATTGAAGACTGCTCAAACAGTAGTTAAGAAAGCAGCATCAAGTGGTGCAACAAAAGCAACTCAAGCATCTAAGGCTGCGGTGCAAGTTGGAAAGAAGACTGCAGGAGCCGTAAAGACACAGACAGCAAAAATTGCAACAAAGGTTGTTGACAATATTCCTGGAGTTGGAAAGGCTGCTGCTAAATTAAAAGCACCAGCAAGAGTAGCAGGAGCAGCAGTCAAGGGTAGCATATCTAAGATTGGTAAATTTGGAAAGAATAAAATTGTAAATCCACTTAAATCAAAATTGTCTCAGGGTGCAAAAAAGGCAAAAGATATTGTAAAAAGAGTAGGGGCCAAACTTAAAAAGGGTGGCAAGAAGTTAAAGAAAAAAACTAAGATTAGAATAGGTGCAGGCATTGCCAAAATTCCAGGAATTATTGGTGGTCTTGATGATGGTCCAGATGATGGTTCAGATGGAGATGATGGCAATGACGGTGGCAATGACGGTGGTACTGATGGTGGTACTGATGGTGGTACTGACCCAGATCCAGATCCCAAGCCACCAAAGAAAGAAGAAGAAAAAGACGGCAAAAAGGATCCAGATGAAGAAAAACCAAATATGGATTCAACGCAGACTCTTGACCTTATATCACAGGGCATTGATAATATTGGTCAGGATGTTTTAGATGCATTTTTAGGAAACATAATTGAAAGCATTGAACTGGAGCCTAATAACTTATTAACTTCAATTACATTATTACAGGTAGATGGGCTAGCCGTTTCTTCTACAATTGGAACAAAGGATAGTTCATACAATTTACCAAAGGCAAGTGGAAGTATATTTGCAAACCAACTACCAGATTCAGGATACAAACTATACTCACCAATCTTAAGCCCTGCTATATTTGCAACTAAAGCAAAGTTTGGAACATCTTCAACTACTGGGTTTGTAGAGAATAAAGTAAAAACAGATGTGTCTGGAATGCCTAAGTATGATCTTAAACTAGAACTACCTGACCGTAGAGGTATAGCCACATATGAGGTACAATATATTATGGAGAATATAACATGATAACTGACCAAGGAAAAGACTTAATTTTAAGATACCTAGCAGGAGTAGCACCTTCCTTTGCTGGCGATATTGCCGTAGGAACTGGCTTTGCAACACCACTATCTACAGAGACCTCATTAGACTTTGAGATAGGAAGATTTGAAGTATCCTCTGGTGCTATTGAAGGGGCTACAAGAAGAGCAGTATTTCAGTCAACAGTAGAAGGCAACTCTGAGTTTGTGCTTGGAGAAATTGCATTGTACCCAAACGTTAGTTTGCTTGGCATCAATAGTTTTAAATCTAGCGTTTCATTGTTGTTCTCAGCCTCAGAAGGATATACCCTTGGTAATGTTAATTCTACGATGGTATCAAAGGCTACCACAGGGCAAGAGTCCTTAATTCGTGTAGGAACCCAAGGCCTTAAGTTACAAGGATCTGCATCTTCAGCATTTACATCAAACAATAAAAATTATAACTATGTGTCAGCACAGGATAAGGTAAACCTTGCTTTGATCGTAAACAACACAACCCCTACTTTTGATATTACACTAAAGGTTTATGACTCTGTTAATCCAACTACTCCAATGCTAATTCAACTAACCCAGGCAAACTCTGTAGTTAAGTATGACGTTGTTGGCTCAAATGCTTATGTTACATTAAAGAAAGAAATCGGAACACAGACTGTAGACTTCAGTAAGATAACCAAGTTTGAGTTTGTTAATAATGGCTCTCAGACTGTTATCCTAGATGGATTTAAGTTTGAAGAAATTGATTCAGTTTCACCATTCAACGCAATGATTGTAAAACAAAAGTTATCATCTTTAACAACTAAACTAAGTGGCGTACCAGTTGATATCGAAATTCAACTAGGTATTGATTTCGTATAGGACTACAATGGATAAAATTGTTCCTAACTTAGATCCCAATAAGAAATACAAGTTAAGATATCGTGCAGTTGGCTCTGGTGGAGAGTTAGGTCAATGGTCTCCTCTTTACGTCTTAAACGCCCCTGTAGGGGTCCCAGACGTGTCTACAAAAAGCCCTGTAGTAGAAAGTGCTCCTGGAAAATATATCATTAGATTGCCACAAGAGGTCGTTAGCGTTGTGCTTCCAGCCATCAATAATAACACTGTCAAGATTGAGTTTCTTTGGAAGTTTTGGACTCCAGGATTAAACTTGCCAAATGGGTATGAAGTAAACTATAATACATCTGGTGCAATTGCAGACATTGCACACATTGTAGATTTAGACGGGCTAGATAAAAGAATTGCTAGAGCAGCATATAAGGTGGTGAAGGTGTAATGGCAGATACGTTTTATGACATAGAGTCAGCAGAGGCAGTCTTTGGTACATACGAAGAGACCCCATTTAACATCGTTACTGAAACCTTTTCACTTGTAGTAGACTCAATTAGTTCTCCAAACTATGTTGCAGAAGAGTCTGGATGGAAGATTAACAAGTCTGGAAACGCAGAGTTCAACGATGTTATTGTACGTGGTCAGTTTGCTGCAGGATCTATTACTGTAGGTGAAACTCCAGTAGATGACTTTATCGTATTACCAGATGGTAAGTTTGGTGCAGGAAACGTAAAAATAGATACAGTTCTTGGAGAACAGGTTATTGTTCCTCGTGTTGTTGGAGACGAAGGTTATATTACTGACGGATCTTACCTAATTTGGAATGGTTCATCTCTTACAGTAACTGGCTCTGGAGTTATGGGTGGTGCCTCTCTGGTAGATGGCTCAGTTACCTCTGCAAAGATTGCTAATGGAACTATTGTTAATGAAGATATAAGTGCAACTGCAGCAATTGCCCAAAGCAAGATATTCAATCTTACAACTGATTTGGGACTCAAAGCAAATATTGCATCTCCTAGTTTAACAGGAACTCCGCTTGCCCCTACTGCTACATCTGGAACAAATACAACACAGATAGCGACTACTGCCTTTGTAAGTACTGCAATAGCAAACCTTGTTGACACTGCACCAACTACATTAAACACATTAAATGAATTAGCAGCAGCCTTGGGAGATGATCCAAACTTTGCTTCGACAATTGCGACAAGCCTTGGAGAAAAGGCTCCTTTAGAATCACCAACATTTACTGGGACAGTTACGCTTCCATCATTAACTATTTCAACTTTGATGATTCAAAACGATGCAGTAGACTCGACAAAACTTAAAGACTCTGCTACAATAGATGCTGACAGAGCAGTGACGACTAACCACATTAGAGATTTGTCAGTCACTAATGCTAAGATTGCAGATGCTACAATTGCGGAAGCAAAATTGGATGCTGCACTACAGGGTAAGATATCTGACTTTGAGGCATACGGATCTCGTATTGCTCAATTAGAGGATTACTTTACCACTGTTGGAGCACCAAATATTACAGGCGTTAAGGGACACAACCACTAGGAGAAATATGAACTACGAACTTATAGCAACAGAACTTCAGCAACGTATTGGGCAAATTGTTGCCGACTACGAAGCAAAGATGGCTATCTTGAAGGCTACTGCTACAGAACAACTTAAGGCTAAGGATGCAGAGATTGCATTGCTTAAGCAACCCAAGGAGACTAAGTAATGGCAAAACAATTAAGTAGCGGATCACCGTTTACTATTGAAGAGTTTAATAATCTTGTAAATGAATTAAATAATATTCAGACTCAGGTAAACTCAATTCAAAGAGTTCAACAGAATACTAGACTAACTCACAACATTAACGGGGTAGACGTTGACTTAGGAAAATTAAAGATTGTTGCTGGAACGCAACTTCTTCCTTGGACTGGAAGTCAATCACAACAATTTACAATTGATTTTAAATCAGTATTTCAAGCAACTTCTGGCAGTTTGCCAGTTGTAACAGTTACACCAAATGTCGTTGGAAAGACATACACTTTTGAAGTGTCTCTTTCAAACGTGTCAAATGCACAAGTTACTGGTACACTATACGGACCAACAACGGTACCAGCGAATACTCCGATTACTTTAAACTTTATTGCAGTCGGAACTAGATAAAGGAAAATAAATGTCAAATGTTCACAAGGCAATCTTTGCCTCAGATATCCATTTCCCACGCCATGATCCAAGAGCAGTCGAACTGTTCTTGAAGGTGGTAAAGGCATGGAAGCCAGACAGTATCGATCTCGTAGGAGATATTGATGATGCTGATGGAACTTCAAGATGGGCCGACGGCACACCTGATGAAGTAAATAATAAAATTGTTATTGATACTAAGATGGTAAACGACTTTCTTGGAGATTTGACTAAGTTGGCTCCAGGTGCAGATAAGCACTTCCATGACGGTAATCATGGATGGACAAGACACAATGAATACATTAGAAAGAAGGCTCCAGCACTAGATGGATTGATTAGTCCTGAAAGTCTTTATGATCTTAAGAAGCATGGATTTGCTTGGCACTCATATCAAGAGCCACCAGTAAAACGATTTGAAAACTTCTATGTTCACCATGGAGTTGCTATTTCGCAAAATGCTGGAGAGTCAGTAAGAAAAGACGTAGATAACTTCGATGTCTCTATTCTTAGAGGACACTCACATAGAATCGGTGTTTACCGTAAGACAAGTCCACTATCTGGAAGAGATCTTTCTGGATATGAAATTGGTCATATGTCTAGTATTTCTCAAATGGATTATACTAATAACTGGAACTGGCAAATGGGATTTGCTATTGCTCACGTTGTAGATAACGAAGTCCACGTTCAAATCTGCGAGATTAAGGATTACACCACTGTTGTTGATGGGAAAATATTCTCAGCATGATGATGAACTGCAAAGTCTGTTCTGGACGAATCTTTGTTGACAGAGTTTTAACAGGCGAAGACCATATTGAACTTGCTTGCATTATGTGTGGAAGGCGATGGATCTTTCACAATGCTGAAAGCAAAGGTCGCTTTCCACAATGGCTAATGAAGGTTGAAAAACAATACCTGAAAATAGTACAGGGTTAAGCAATGAAAGTAGGACCTCCAGTCTCCCCAAGGAGAAGAAAGTTTTTTCTTAACGGAAAACTACATGAGATTCATTTAGTTGATCGTGGTCAAAACATTCTTTACGCTTTTGATTATGAATCAAAAGAAAAACGTGCTTACATTCTTTCTCAAGTAAAGAAAGAGTTTGAGTATGCTTTTACTATTGGAGAGGTTGCAAAGTTTATTAATAGACATCCAGACAGAATAAGAAAAGGGATGTATGCTAATAACATTCAATGGGGTACGATTGCAAGAAGACCAGATAAGCAAAAGCGTGGTGGCGTTTATTATTTTAGCGAATCACACGTAATGGACATTAGAGATTATATGGCTTCTGTTGGTAGAGGAAGACCAAGAAAGGATGGTATAGTTCTCTCATGGAACGTACCAAGCAAGGAAGAACTAAGAGCAATGATGGGAAGGGCACAGGTACTTTATGTTAAGACGGCTGATGACAGGTTTGTTCCGATTTGGCAAGCACAAGAGTTTAGATAAACATGAAGAGTTGCTTCACGAGATCCTTGAAAGGTTAGATGGTTCAGATGATCAAGTAGAGGAGCAACCATTAACAAGAAGTGTAGCCCTTGGAGCAGCAGCAACGAGTCTAGCAGAAGCAATGCAGTTAGCATCAGAGCAAGAAAGACCAGACGTACTTGACAAGATAGCCAACAGTTGGCTATTATTGAGTGAGGCGTTAGAAGATAATGTTCAGAGAACTAAATTTGGATTTCAAGTAGAAGGAGAAGGAAATGGGACAAGTAAAGACAACGTTGAAGTACGTGATGAACCTGGGGAACTTTGAGAGCATTCACGTAGAGATAGGCCTAGAAGATGAAGTAAGAAAAGACGAGTCACTTGACGAAGCCTTTGAAAGAGTGTATAATTTTGTAGAGGTTAAGTTACAACAAAAAGCAAATGAGATACAGGAAGATTTAAAACGTGGCTAAAGATTTTAAGAAGGCAATGACAGCGATTGATTACTATATCAGTCGCTATCAGTCTTTATATAAGGAGACTCCATTAGTTAATAGATATAAAGACAAGTGGGCAATGCGAGATTTGATTGATGAATTTAACATTGATGTTGTTCAAAGTATTATAGATTACTACTTTAAGACAGCAAAAGACCATCACCCACTTGGGTGGTTCTATGCCAACTTTACAAATCTGCTACAATCATCCATGGACGATGATCGTGACAGATTACTAAGAGAAGAACGTAGAAAGAAAACACAAGAGTTAATCAAAGAGATGGGGGCATAAATGCCAATGCGTGAAGAAATGTCAGTCCTCAATGCAGTACTGACCAACAAAGATATCCATAAGTTATTTGAGCACAACGTAGATAACTTAATGACAGACTGCTCAGACATGTGGGGGTTTGTTAAAGATTATTATGATTCTACGCAGCAAGTACCAACTGGAGAAATCATGCAAGATAGATTTCCAGAGTTTATGCCAGGACAAGCCTCTCCAACAATTTATGCAGTTAACCAACTCAAGACTGCTTTTCTAGAACAAGAGTTAAGGGCATCGATTACTAAGACTGCAAAGATGCTGCAGTCTGGAGAGTCTGCAAAGGCTTTAGAGAGTGTCTCTGGAGACATCAGTAAGATTTCAAGAGTTACTACAAAAGTAGTAGACGTAGATGTAACAAACGTTGATGACGCTGTTGCACACTTTAAAGAATTAAAGCAGCGTACAAAGAATGGTGCTCTTGGTGTAAAGACCAGTATTGAATCATTCGACGTATGTTTGCCAATGGGAATTTCTCCAGGTCAGTTGGGAATCTTCCTTGCATATCCTGCAGTAGGTAAGTCTTGGTTGGCTTTGCTGTTTGCAGTTCGTGCTTGGCAGAATGGAAAAGTTCCAATGATTATGTCTCTTGAAATGACTGAGGCAGAAGTTCGTAACAGACTCTACACAATTATTGGTGAAGGTAAGTTCTCTCACAGAATGATTTCATCTGGTCTTATTGACATTGACGCATTTGAAAAGTTTGCTAGAGAGTTTATTGAAGGAAAGCAACCATTTAAGATTGTTTCAAATGAAGGAGTTGGAGAAGTAACTCCAAACTTCTTAAAGGCTAAGATTGATCAGTACAAGCCTGATGTTATCTTTGTTGACTATTTACAGTTGATGTCAGATAACGGCAAGAGCGATCAAGAGACTGTAAAAATTAAGAACCTTTCTAGAGAGTTAAAGTTAATGGCTGTATCTCAGGCAGTTCCAATTATTGCCATTGCCTCTGCTACACCAGACGAAGCCTCAAACCTAGAGTCAATCCCTCAACTAGGGCAGGTTGCTTGGTCAAAGCAAATTGCCTACGATGCTGACTGGGTTTTGGCTATGGGAAGAAAGGCTAACAGCGATGCTTTGGAGTGTGCTTTTAGAAAGAATCGTAATGGTTATATGGGAGATTTTATTCTATTGGCAGACTTTGACAGGGGAAGATTTGAAGAAGTGTTAGATCCTACAATGAATAACTAATTATTCTGTTATAATTGTAGTACTATGCAAAAAAACATAGGACACAAAAAAATTCATAGATTCTCAGTCGAAGGAAGCATATACGACGAGAAGGACATTCTAAGGCTAAAGGACCAGTATCAGTTACTTATTACTCTTTACATGGAGTATATGGGGTACGTTCCACAACTTGACTTAGACCCAATCTTTAGTGTACAATATGATGGAAAAGCATTCGAATTTAAATTATCAATATACGGAATATACATAGGGAAGGCACAAGCACAATGCTATCAAGCAGCATACGGAACCAAACTAATGGAGAGACCCTCCTATCAGAAACACAAACAGCCTCAATCCTGATCGAGTGTGGGTTGACTATCAAAAGCAACTTGGACACACATTACTTAATATTCTGTCCTTTCCATTTTAATACAAACTCTCCAGCCTGCGAAGTAGACAAATCCAAGGGGCTATACTTTTGCTTCTCTTGCGGTGCTACAGGCAGCATCTTTGATATGGTAATGAAGACTTTAAACATTACATACTATCAAGCAGTAAGACTTATCAAGAAGCACGAGACCTCAGTAGACCTAGTTGAGTTTGTAGAGACTGAGATCGAAGAAAAGCCAGTCTTCGAAGAGTATGATAAAACTGTAACTGATAAGTGTCACTCTCAGTTATTGTCATCAGACAGAGCAAAAGATTATTTTAAGAACAGAAAGATTAATGAAGATTCAATCGACACATTCAATCTAGGATATTCTGAAAAACAGGATATGGTTATTGTTCCTGTGCATACGCCAGAAGGTATGTGCATAGGGTTTGTTGCAAGATCAATCACAGGAAAAGAATTCAAGAACACTCCTGGGCTGCCACGCAACAAGGTTCTATTCAACATACACAGAGTTGACAACAATGAGGTAGTTGTGGTAGAATCATCTTTCGATGCAATTAGACTTCATCAGTTAGGCATTCCAGCAATTGCAACCCTTGGTTCCAAGATTAGCAAGCAGCAGGTGGCCCTACTTGATAGTAAGTTTAGTGATATCGTTATTATGTCTGACAACGATGATGCAGGAAGAGTGCTTGCTGATAGTATTAAGAAGCATTTATCTCACAAGTTTATTCGACAAGTCGAATGGGCAAGTGGCATTAAAGATGTTGGAGATTTAGAAGACAATCAAATACTGGAAACATATAAAAACGCAAAAGATATATTAAATATCATGTTAGGAGAATAGGAAAAATATGTCAGTTATAACAGGACTAAAAAATATCAGACAAGTTATGGATAAGCCAAAGTCTGAAGGAGTAAAGGGACGTTGGCTCAAGTTGGACGATGGTCAGTCAGTAAAGATCAGATTCCTCAACGAGTTGGACCAAGACTCACCATTCTACAATGAAAAAGCAGGCTCTGCAATCGTTGTAGCAGAACACACAAACCCAAAGGACTACAAGCGAAAGGGTATCTGTACAATCAATGATGAAGGTCGTTGCTTCGGATGTGAAATGCACCGTCGTGATCCAAAGTCTGGTTGGAGAGCACGTCTACGCTACTACACAAACCTACTAGTTGACGACGGTACAGAGCAGTACGTTGCTATCTGGTCACAAAGTGTTGGCCCAAAGGTTACAAGCACAAATACTATTTTTGAATATGCAGGCGATGCAGGTTCAGTTAGTAATCTTATCTGGCGTCTAAAGAGAAACGGAACTGGTACAGATACCAACTACGTTCTTCTACCTTTAAACCAAGATACAGAACCATTTGATCAATCAACATTGGAAACATTCCCACTACTAGAAACAGCAGTCCGTCAAGTAGCATACGCAGATCAAGAAAACTTCTATATGGGTCTTCTTACTGACAACGCTAGTTTATCAACAAACGCTGAGTGGTAAAAATTGTTTCACAACCATCATTCTCATTCTTACTATAGTCTATTAGATGGCTATTCTTCTCCTGCCGAATATGTAAAACGTGCAGAAGAAGTTGGCATGACTGCTATGTCCTTAACGGATCATGGCACATTGTCAGGTCATCGTGAGTTTCTATTAGCAACCAAGGGCACTTCGGTAAAGCCAATCCTTGGTGTAGAGGCATACTTTACAAACGATAGAAATGACCGTAGGTCTAAAAAAGAAAGAACACCAGACGAAAAGATCTATAACCATCTTATCGTTCTTGCTAAGAATGCAAAGGGTGTTGAGAATCTTGGTAAATTATCAGAGATTGCATGGGACGAGGGATTCTTCAATAAGCCAAGAATGGATTTTGAGATTCTTGAAAAGCATAAGGACGGATTAATTATCTTGTCTGGATGTATGAATAGCATTATTGCTAATGCAATTCAAGGAGGCAATGAGTCCCTCGCCCTGCAATACACAAATTGGTTTAAAGATATGTTTAAGGATGACTTCTATATGGAAGTTCAGCCACACAATACATACCTTCTTAACAAAGCCTTAATCGATATGGCTGACAAGGTTGGTGTAAAGTCGGTTGTTACATTAGACTGTCACTTTGCAAAACCAGAAGATGCTATTGCAGAAGAGATTATGCTTATCCTTGGAACACATCCAAATGCTCGTAAGGAAGCAACCTTTGAAAGTAGCCGTAAGGTAAAAGATATGATCGAAAGATTAGACTACCTATACGGTGAAAGAAAGATGTCCTTTAAAGATTTAGACATCTGGCTAGATGGATACAACGAGACAAAGCAAAGAATGATTGACCAAGGTCTTGATAGAGCAGATATCTTTGAGAACACATTAGAGATTACTGACAAGATTGGATCTTACGAGGTTGTTCAAAATCTAGACCTTCTTCCAATTCCAAAGAATGACGCAGACCAAACACTAAAGGAACTTACTTTAACTGGTTTAGCAAATAGAGGTTTTGGTGGCAACCCAGATTACCTTAAAAGAATTAACTCAGAGTTAAAGATTATTTCAGACAAGAAGTTTTCTGGATACTTCTTAGTTGTGGCAGATATGATTAACTGGGCAAAGAACAATAACATTCTTGTTGGTCCAGGTCGTGGATCTGCTGCAGGGTCCTTAGTTTGTTATGCCCTTGGCATTACTGACATTGACCCAATCAAGTATGGTCTTCTCTTCTTCCGATTTATTAACCCAGATCGTAATGACTTTCCAGATATCGATACAGACTTTGAAGATCGTCGTCGTGGTGAGGTAAAAGAATATCTTACTAACAAGTACAAAAACGTAGCATCAATTGCAACCTTTGTAACTTTTAAAGATAAAGGTGTAGTTCGAGATGTTGCAAGAGCATTTAAGGTTCCAATTGCTGAAGTAGACAAGGCCCTAAAGTTTACAGACACATGGGATGAATTTATTGCAAGCAAGCAGACCCTAGACTTTAGAGAAAAGTATCCAGAGGTTGTTGAATATGCTAATCAACTCCGTGGTCGAATCCGTGGAACTGGAATGCATGCTGCAGGTATTGTAACTGCAAAAGACCAGATTAGTAAGTATGCTCCTATTGAAACTAGAAAAGACGCACAAAGCGATGAGCGTGTTCCAGTAGTTGCTGTTGATATGGATCAGGCTGCAGATATTGGCCTTATTAAGTTAGACGTTTTAGGATTAAAAACACTAACAGTGCTAAAAGATACTATTGACATAGTTGAAGAAAGATATAACAAGAAGATTAATCTTTTGGAACTTCCACTAGATGACTCAGAGGTTTATCAAGATCTTTCTGCAGGATTGACAAAGGGAGTGTTTCAAGCAGAAGCAGTTCCTTATACAAACCTGTTAATTAAGATGGGTGTATATAATCTAGATGAACTGTCTGCATCCAATGCGTTAGTTCGTCCAGGTGCTATGAACACAATTGGTGCTGAGTACATTGCTCGTAAAAAAGGAAGAAAGCCAGTTACCTATGTTCATGAAATTATGGAGCCATTTACAAAAGACACTTACGGCTGTATCCTTTATCAGGAACAAGTTATGCAAGCATGTGTATATCTGGGTGGTATGTCAATGTCTGAGGCTGACAAGGTTCGTAAGATTATTGGTAAGAAGAAAGACGCTAAAGAATTTGATCAGTTTAAAGATAGATTCGTAAAGGGTGCTTCCCAACACATTTCAGAGGATGCAGCAAAAGCACTTTGGCATGACTTTGAGGCACACGCAGGATACTCATTTAACAAGTCTCACGCTGTAGCCTATTCAACATTGTCATACTGGACTGCATGGCTAAAGCGTTATTACCCAGAAGAGTTTATGTATTCTATTCTTAAAAATGAAAAGGATAAGGATGCCCGTACTGAGTATCTTATTGAGGCAAAGCGTATGGGGATTACGGTTAGGCTTCCACACATTAACGAGTCCGACATTGATTTTAAACTTGAAGGTAAGGCAATTAGATTTGGTCTAGGTAGTGTTAAGTTTATTTCAGAAAACATTGCTAACAAGATTATTGCTCAAAGACCTTTTAGTTCTTACAGGCACGTACAAGATGTAGTTGGAACAAAAGGATCTGGCATTAATAGCAGAGCCTTGGATGCCCTAAACAAAGTCGGTGGTGCTTCGTTCCACGACAATCCTAGGATTGGTAATGAAAGTGATTACTACTATGAGTATCTTGGCATACCAGAGTTCCGTTCAGACGTCCCAAGGTGGCTACAGGCCTATTTTAGACCTATTGAGGAGTACTCAGACAAAGGTTCTTTTATTATGATGGCTTTGGCTAAATCAATTAAAAGAGGAGACGGCTGGTCTAGAGTTGAGTTCGTAGACAAGACTGGAACTGTTGGGGTGTTTGATAGAGAAGACTCTTCAATAGAAACAGGAAAGATGCATATCGTTCTTGTCTGTGACAATAGAATTATGGAACACATAACTACAGATGATCTTAAAGATAAAGATAATACTTTTGTTAAGTACTTGTCTTCTAAGACTATTCCTATGGCAGACGATGAGCGTTATGTGGTATCATTTGCAGGTAGAAAAACAAAGAAAGGCGACAAGATGGCAACTGTCGTTTTAGCAGATTCAGATAAAGAGTTATATTCTGTTGTTGTCTTCCCATCAATGTATGCTGCAGCGATGGTTAAAATGAAGCCAGGATCTAGAGTAACTCCAGTGCTACAAGAAAAAGAAGATAGTTTAATATTAAAGGAGATATCATGAACTTAGATAAACTTGCATCAGACCTACACTCAACTGCTGTAGAAAAAGGATTTTGGAACTATGAACAAGATTTTGTTTTCTTTGCAAAGCAGTTAGCGATGGTCCATTCAGAAGTAACTGAAGTGCTAGAGGCACTTAGAAAAGAAAAAGGTGAGCAGCAAGTAGTAGAAGAATTAGCAGACATCCTGATTAGAGTTTTAGATCTTTATCAAGGACTAAAGGATGCTAATGTAGTTAGTCTTTCATTACATGACATCTTAGAAGAAAAAGCAAATATCAATAAAGATCGTCCAAAAATGCACGGCGTCCTGGGATGATATAATAGATGAATGCCTACATTAAACGTGGGGTCGACGGAGAAATTATCTTGGTTATCCGTGGATATGATGAAGAAGTTGTAGAGGCAGTAATAAGCAAGTTACAACACGCAAGATCAAAAGCACTAAAGACATTAGCAGAACAACTAGAAAAGGATTTCAATGGCAACGACAGCACTAGAGGAACTATTAGCAAAACTAAACCCAAAGACTAGAAAGTTAGTTCTTTCAGCATCTGAGGTAGAATATGAAAAGATCCCAACACCAAGTTTAAGTTTAAACTATCACCTTAAGGGTGGTCTTCCTGCAGGTAGACAGGTTTTATTTTATGGATCTAAGAGTAGTGGCAAGTCTTCTTTTATGCTGCAGATGATTGGTATGGCACAAAAGGAAGGAAAGATTTGTGCATTCCTTGATGCCGAAGGAACCTTTGATAAGGCTTGGGCAGAAAAACTTGGAGTAGACACTGAGCAACTTATTTACAGTCCAGTAAAATCCATTAATCATTTTACAGACCTTACAGTAGAACTCTGCAACGCAGGAATTGATATTGTGGTTGTTGACTCAATCACAGCACTTCTTCCAGGCATATTCTTTGAAAAGGATTCATCAGACCTAAAGCCAATGGATCAGACTGGACAGATTGGTAGTATTTCAAGAGACTTGGGAAATGCCGTTAAGATGATTAACTATGTCAATGAAAAAACATTGCTGGTCTTAATCTCTCAGGTTAGATTTAATATTGGTGGACTTTATGCAAGCCACACATTTACTGGTGGTAATGCAGTTAAGTTTTATTCTTCAACCGTAGTAAAGTTATTCTCTTCAGAATCAGCAAACAATGCAATTGAAGGAGACACGGTAATCGGAGACAAGATTATTAAGTCCAAGGTTGGTCGTGAAGTTGCATACAATATCGAGTTCTCTAAGACCTCTCCTGCCTTTGTTACTGGAAAGTATGACTTTTACTTTACTGGAGATGACATTGGTGTAGACCAGGTTGCTGACGTAGTTGATACTGCTGAAATGCTAGGTCTTATTGAAAAGGGTGGTGCTTGGTATACAGTCTTAGATCAAAGAATCCAAGGACGTGCAAAGGTAATTGAATACCTTCGTGAGAATAAAGAAGCATTTGAACAACTTAAGGCTAAGGTAATGGAAGCATGCTAGATCCAAAAGACTTTATTAAAAATATTGTAGATGAGACAGAAGAAGATATGGTAGATATTACTGGAAACTTCGCATGTCCAGAATGCAATGTTTCAATTAATAAAGCAAAACTAAATATGGACAACAGAAGAATTATTTATTTCTGTTCTGATTGTAACAAGATGGCTGAGGCTAAACTATGAGTGAGCGTGGTGAGATTAAACGCATGGGTGCAAAAGCCCATAAGAATTCTGGAAGAGGTTATATCCAGAAGGCTGACGCAAGTTGGGAAGGCTTCATTGTTGATATCAAAGAAGCAGGAAAGTCATTTAACCTAACAACAGATGTATGGGGAAAGATTGTTACGGATCAAATGAAAACAGATGTAGAAAAATATCCAGCATTAAAGTTGGTTATTGGTGAAAAACAAAAAGTAAGATTAGCAGTAATCGAATGGGCAGTATTGGAGGAGTTAGTAGAAGATGCCAAACGAAACAGTAATTGATTGGATTAACGAGATTGCAGAGTTTACAGAGATTCATGAGTTTGCTCAGGATAAGGAATTAGACGAAGCACTAGCCATGATCGTAAAGATTATGATGAAGCCAGATGTACCTGCGTCGCAGGCACCTGCATTGATTGCAAAGTTATCTGCTTTGTCTGCTAAGTTTGGAGTCCTTGCTACTTGGTACTCCACTATGGCAAAGGATAGATCTGGAACGCCAAACAACATTAAGAAGAATCTTTACTATACAATGAAGGAGTCGTTAGACAAACTTGTTGACGCTTTGAAGTATGTCGCAAGATATCAGGTGAACTAATGGTAGAGAATTTTATTAAAAGCATAGCCAATCAAAAGAAGAAAACCTTAGTTGACTATAAGAAGTTTCTTTCTGATGTGGATGCTGCGTATGCAGAAACCAGGCCAAGCGAAAAGTTTCAAGTTAAGAAGACTTTTTCTCCAAGCACTTTAGGATACAATCACGGAACCTGTGCAAGGTTTTGGTGGTTGGCATTTACTGGTGGAGTTTGGAAGGAAGAAGTAAGTGGTAAGGCTATTGCCAATATGGAGAATGGAACCTATGCCCACTCAAGACTAGAAAAGTTTATTAGCAAGACAGAGTTCTTTAAAGAAAGTGAACGAGAAATCTTGTCTATAGATCCACCTATCCGTGGATTTGCTGACTTGATTTTAGAGCAAGACGGTGCAGAAGTTGTTGGTGAAATTAAAACTATCAAGGAGCAGTACTACCTCGATAAGGAAATGACCAGAACTCCTAATGATAGTCACTTGCTTCAGATTCTTATTTATATGAAGGTCCTAAAGGCTAAAGAAGGATTCTTAATGTACGAGAATAAGAATACACAAGACCTTATGGTTATTCCAGTGCATATGTCAAAACAGATGAAAGACTATATGGCTTATGTTTGGGAATGGCTTAGAGAAACAAACAAGGCATTTCAACTGGGGACTATTCCAAAGAATGTGTTTAGAAAGAATGCAAAGATTTGTGGTAAGTGTCCATTAAAAGATATGTGTAGAGAAGCAGCAGAGGGCACTATCGAGATCAAACCACTGGAGGTGTCAATTGAAAAAATGCTCTGAGTGTGGAATTGACTTTCAGTTTAAAACTCATAATCAGAAATATTGCTCTTACGCTTGTTGTCGTAAAGCAACTAACAAAAAGATTATGGAAAAGTACTATGAGAAAAAAGCAAGGCTAAACGGAGAAGAAAGATTCTGTAAGTGCAATGCTTTGATCAGTAGATATAATCCAGAAAATCTTTGTCAACTTTGTATGGAAAAAGATAAGAAAGAAAACAAGGCAGCAGTGAAGGAGGCTCTAAAACATGTCCAAAGATATGCAAACAAGGCAAGTAAGCGAGAAAGTTCTAGGCGTAGATTGCAGCACAAATAATTTAGCATGGTGTTTACTTCACAATGATGTTCCAGTATCGTACGGTAAAATTGAATTTGAAGGCAATGACATTTTCGATAAGATTAAAGACGCTAGCATTAAAGTTAAGTCTCTTAAAGATCTACTCGATTATGACTCCGTTGCTTTTGAGGGTGCAGTTTTCGTTAACTCCCCTAAGACAGCCACGCTTTTGGCTTATGTGTATGGTGCTAGTATTGGTGCTCTTATGAAGAATAAAAGTACTAAGATGATTACTGTAGTGCCAGTTGCGTGGCAAGCATTTATTGGCAACAAGCCATTGACCAAGATGGAGAAGTTGTCAGTAAACTCTATGAATCCAGGAAAGAGTGAATCGTGGTTAAAGAATGAACAAAGAAATTATCGTAAGAGAAGAACAGCCTCTTGGGTCAAACGGCAATTTGGTATTGAGGTTAGCGACTATGACGTGGCTGATGCTTTTGGCATTGCATACTATGGGTCTTATAAGGTAAACTCAAATGGGTAATACATTTTATAAAAACAGGTATTGGATGTGGCGTAGATACGTAACTCAAAAGGCTACTATTGACGAGATAGCAGACGAGTGTGGCGTATCACATCAGACAATTTATAGGTATTTAGTTGAATATGGATTTATTAAGGGAGGAAGAAAGTGGTCAAAAAATTGACAAATGCTAGTTTAGAAGATATAATGGAAGCGTTGCAAGGCGATAACAAGACTCAAGAGTTAATTGCAAATGAGACTTTAAGAATTGGATCACTCCTTGTAAACAAGAATAAGGCCTATGGAAATAGTGCCCTTGAACCTGTTAGAATCTTTAGTAGGGCTAACAGTATGGAACAACTTGCCGTCAGAATTGATGACAAGTTATCTAGACTTTCAAGAGGACACGAATACGTAGGGGATGACACACTAGATGATCTAGTTGGATACCTTGTTCTTCTATTAGTAGCAAGGAAGAGACAGAAGCAAGATGAGTGAAATTGAAGTAGCAGAACGTTCAGAAACTATTGCAAAGGTTGTTGAGGAATTCCTCAGAGGCAACACAAGCCCACTTGCAATTGGCAAAGCCCTTAATATGTCAAGAAACGAAGTTGTTGAGGCTTTGAATGAGTGGAGAGCAATTGTTAGCAATAACAGTACTGTTCACGAACGTGCCAGAGAGGCTTTATCTGCTGCAGACCAGCACTATGCAATGTTAATTAAAGAAGCATGGAGAACAATTGACGATGCAGATCAAGCAGGAGACTTAAGAACAAAAGCCACTGCGATCAAACTAGTTGCTGACATTGAAGGAAAAAGAATTGAGATGCTGCAAAAAGCAGGCTTGCTAGAAAACAATGAAGTCGCATCTATGATTGCAGAGACAGAAGAAAAGCAAGAAGTCTTAGCATCTATCCTTAGAGATGTAGTTGCTGACTGCGATAAGTGCAGATCTGAAGTTAGAAAGAGACTTGCAGATTACAGTGGCAAGGCAGAGATTATTCAAGTTTATCCAGCAAGGGCAGAGTAGTGACAGGATTTAATGACTTCCTAGATATTCTAGGTGGCGATGATTTTGATGAACGCCCAGTAATGATTGAAGAGTTTGTAACATCTACCAAATACTTAGACCTACCACCACTATCAGAATTACAATATCAATCTATTCGTGCAATGAGCCAGGTGTATAAAAAGTCAACCCTCATTAATCTATATGGCGAAGAAGAAGGACTAAAGCGTTATCAACAAACTTGCAATGAAGTTATCTTGCAGTTAGGAAAAGGATCTGGAAAAGACTATATGTCTACAATTGCTGTAGCCTATATGGTTTATTTATTGCTATGTTTAAAGGATCCAGCAAAGTATTTTGGAAAGCCACCTGGTGACTCTATTGATATTATCAATATTGCAGTTAACGCACAGCAGGCTAAGAATGTTTTCTTTAAAGGTCTTTCTAATAGAATTGAAAAGTCTCCTTGGTTTGCAAACAAATATATTAAGAAGGCTGACAGCATAGATTTTGATAAGAACATATCTTGTTACTCAGGCCACTCAGAAAGAGAAGCGTTTGAAGGATACAACGTTATTGCAGTTATCCTTGATGAGATTTCTGGATTCAGCCTAGACTCTACATCTGGAAATGACCAGGCTAAAACTGGAGATGCAATCTATGATATGTATCGTGCATCTGTAGACTCCCGTTTTCCAGACTTTGGAAAGGTAGTCCTGCTATCGTTCCCAAGATATAAGGGTGACTACATTCAGCAAAGATACGAAGCCGTGGTGGCAGATAAAGAAGTTGTAATGAGATCCTATGAGTTTATCCTAGATGAAGAACTAGGAGACGCAGAAGGAAACAAGTTTACTATTGAATGGGAAGAAGACCATATTAATGCATACAAGATTCCAAAGGTCTTTGCAATGAAGAGACCTACTTGGGAGGTTAACCCAACAAGAACTATTGATGACTTTAAGGTAGCGTTCTTTACAAATCCAGCAGATGCATTATCTCGTTTTGCTTGTATGCCATCAGAAGCAATTGATGCATTCTTTAAGTCCAGAGAAAAGATCGAAACTGCATTCTCAGAATTTGATCCAATTACAGACGATGGTAGATTCCACGATTGGTTTAGTCCAGAGGATGAAAAGGAATATTTTATTCACGTCGACCTTGCCCAAAAGCATGACCATTGTGCTGTCACTATGGCACACATTGACAGATGGGTTTATATTAAACAGTTTAATAACTATGAGCAAAAAGTCCCAGTTGTTAAAGTCGACTTTGTTAAATACTGGACACCTAAGCCAAACGAGGCAGTCAGTTTTACTGAGGTAAAAGAGTTTATCATTAACATTAGAAGAATGGGATTCCCATTAAGAATGGTTACGTTTGACCGTTGGAACTCATTTGAAATGATGACGGACCTTAAAGCAGTCGGTATTTATACTGAGAATTTGTCTGTGGCAAAGAAGCACTATGAAGATATGTCTATGGTTATATCTGAAGAGCGTGTTAAGGGACCAAGAATTGAATTGTTAATTAATGAATTATTAAGATTGCGAATCATTAAGGATAAGGTGGATCACCCAAGAAAAGGCTCTAAAGACCTTGCAGACGCCACCTGTGGGGCAATCTACAATGCACTTACAAGAAGCACCAGAACAGAGTTCGGTGATATTGAAGTCCACACTTACGCAGATAATAAAAGAGATAATCGTCTTGAAGAAGAGAAGAGAATGAAAAAAGAAGGAGTTACCCATACACCTAGATATCCAATGCCAAATGACATTGAAGATTATCTAGGATCATTACGCATTGTCTGATAGGATGTTAATGAAAGGGGGTGCTCACTTTGGGTCTACCAATTACAAATGGCAAAATTACTACACCTTACAAGAAACTTGGTAAGATGTGGAGCAAAGGCTACCACACAGGTGTGGATTTTGCAGTTCCAGGAGGAACACCAATTGTTGCAGTAGCAGATGGAAAGATTGAAAATGCTAACTGGGGAGCCAGTTATGGTACACAATTAGTACAAAAAGTTTCAGGTGGTTGGGTAATTTATGCTCATCTATCTGCAGCAGATGTCAAGCCTGGTGCTACAGTAAAGAAAGGACAGGTCATAGGAAAATCTGGGAATACAGGAAATTCTTCTGGTCCTCATCTTCACTTTGAAATGAGATCAAATATTAAATGGAGTGCTGGACAGGATATTGATCCTGCAGCAATTCTTGCATCTTAATCAATTAACAAAATAGGGTAGTGGGTTTTCTGAACTCACTATCCTATTTATTGTATAATTAACTTGTATGTCATTCTTATGGCATCTAGGAGAAAAGGATTAAGAGATTAGTACTAAGGTCAGCATTTATAACAACATTGTTGGTGTTTTGGCTACTACTATTATCACAAAAAGAAGCCTACGCTGAAGAAGTTACCACTGTCCAAATAACCCCCTCAGAATCATCTACTGCCACAACTATAATCTTAACGCCAACAGCCACTATAGAGGCAGCCCAGGTTGCTATAACTCAGGCTGAAACAGCAACGGCGTTGATCCAAACACAAGCAACAGCCATCACACAGCCTACAGAGACTGTTACAGCCACTATCACAGAGGCTCAGAACTCAATACAACAGGCCAAGGCAGTAGTTGATAGTGCTACTGTGGCTATTGCTAATCAAGAATCTGCAACCGTTGTAGCAAATGCAGCAGTGCAAGAAAAGAATATAGCCCTTGCAAATGTAGAGACAGCCACTGCTAGGGTCAATACTCAAACTCAAATTGTAGCCTCAGACAGTGCAACTGTAACATCTGCTCAGGCTGCAGTTAATGCTTCAGTAGTTGAAACTGTTGTAAACGGTGTCAAGGCAACTACCTACGAATACAGTGGAAATCCAAACGCTCAACTACCTACAGCAAGCACAACCCCACTTTCAACAACAACTGTTGCATCTCTTTCTCATGTTTGGGAAGGTGGTCAGGTTCTTAACTCAGGAAAAGTTGACCGAGTTATAGTTAAGTTTGAAGGAACCATCACACTTCCAGAAGAAGCAGCCCTAGTTAGATATAACACATATGCAGATGATGGAACTAGACTTTATATTGATGGTCAGGTAGCAATTAACAACTGGGTAGATCAAGGAACATCTTATAGTCCTTATAGCCAAACATATGATGTTTCTACAGACAAGAAGCAAGATTTTGTTCTTTGGTATTATGAAAATGGTGGAGGGGCAGAAGTTCATTTAGGATGGTTAATTTTTCGTGCTAACGGAACTGGTTACTTTACATTTCCACAGGCATCAGCATTTTCAACCATCACAACAACTCAAGATCCAGCATTGGTTCAAGCACTGGAGACTGCCAAGCAGACTCTTGTAACAGACACTCAAGTTTTAAATACATATATTGGACAACAGACTAGTGCACAAAATATTGCAACACAAAAAAATGAGTCTGCAACAGTAGCAATAAATAATTTAACATCTGCTACCAATGCAACAACTCAAGCAATCTCAGCAATTGCTCCTGCTATTTCAAATATGAATGCTGCAGTTTCAGCAGCAGATGCAGCAGTTGATAGCAAACTAGCAGAAGAAGAAGCAGCACGACAGGCTGCTGCAGCAGCAGAGGCTGCAAGACTTGCTGCAATCGCAGCAGAGAATGCACGTATTGCTGCAGAGCAAGCATATCAAGCAGAACAAGCAAGACTTGCTGCAGAGGCAGCAGCAGCAAAAGCAGAAGCAGATAGAATCGCAGCAGAGGAAGCAGCAGCCAAAGCAGAGGCTGATCGTATAGCAGCAGAAGAGGCTGCAGCAAAAGCAGAGGCTGACAGAATTGCTGCAGAAGAAGAAGCAGCAAAGGCAAAGGCTGATGCTGAAAAAGCAGAGGCAGAAAGATTAGAAGCAGAAGCAGAGGCAGCACGACAGGCAGAGGAAGATGCAAAGGCTGAAGCAGAAGCAAAGAAAGCAGAAGAAGAGGCTGCTAAACAAGCAGCAGAAGATGCTAAAGCAGAGGCTGAAGCAAAAGAAAAAGAATTAGAAAACGCTAAGGCTGAGGAGGAAGCAGCAAAGGCTGAAGAAGAAAAACTAGATAAGATTCTTGAAGATGCAAAAGAAGGTAAGGAATTAACTGAAGAACAAAAAGAAGTTGTTGTTGCTTCGTTGCTTGAAGATCTCAAGCCTGGAGAATCTTTATCTGCTGCAGATATTAAAGCATCTGGAGTTTCTTATTCAGACCTACCACCTTCAACACCAGTTGAAGTTCGTACAGATGAAAACGGAAACGCATTAATTATTACAGCCCAGGTTGCTGCAAATGTTGAACTTGTTCAAGATCCAGGTGCATTATTAGAAGCAGCGTTTACAGATCCAGGAGCAGCATTAGCAGCACTAGGAAGTATTGGTGCAGATATGACTGCAGAAGAAAGAGAAGAGGCTACAGATATGGTTGTAGCAACAGTTGTGGCAACGGGAGCAGCATTGAATGCTGTTGGCCTTGCAGCAGGTGGTTCTTCACCAGCAGGTGGTGGATCATCAGGTGGTGGACCTAGTGGTGGAACAAATTCAGGTGCTACAAGGAGGAATGGAAAATGGTAAAACTAATAAAAGATATCCTAGATCAACAATGGACTCTCCTTGGTATGTTTATTGCCTGGGTTGTTTTAGACGGGTCTGCAAAGACCGTAGTTGGTTACGGAATATTAATAACCATGACGACTTGGATATTAAGTTATCCAATTCGTAATAGAGAGGAGGAGTAAATATGGCAAGAAAGAAAGTAGACGTAACGATTACTGATCCTACTACAGGAGAAGAAGTTATTGGCTCAACAGCCGTAACTAACCTATGGAATATTCTTATGAGAATCATTGCAGTTTTTGCAGCGTCAGGACTATCAATCATAGGTGCAGGTTCCCTAGTTGGAATCGATACAATCACAGCAGTAATTATGGCTGGAACTCTTGGAGTCGCTACAGTAGTTGAAAAACTAGCAAGAGCGTTCCTAGATGACGGTAAGTTAAGTGCTTCTGAGATTAACGAAGCATTCAGTGCAGTTGACAAGAAAGCAAATAAGTAGTATAATTTAGCCACTAACCAATTATTTATGGAAGGTGGCTAGATTATTTTTGATTTAAATACAGTGCCAAAGTTTAATATAATTCCATCAAAAATTAACAAGGTTAGAATAACCGAAGATGATATCAATTATTATTTGTTTAATGATGATAGGCAATGGATGGTTTTAGGTAAAAAGAATTTGGACGAAATTGAAGATCTTTATTCTTCATACGACCTAGCAACTGGCAACGTACTGATGTCTGGTCTTGGTTTTGGAATTCTTGCTTTGTGGGTGGCTCAAAAAGAAGGAGTAAACTCTGTTACCGTAGTAGAATCATCTAAAGAAGTTATTGATATGTTTCTTAATACAAACATCCTTCCAAGTAATGTTACCATTATCAATGAAGACATTAATAACTTTAAAACTCAGGAAACATTTGATGCCCTTCTGTTAGATCACTATGAGTTAGAAGATCCAGAAGACTGTTTAAAGAACATGAAAGAAATTGCTAGCCAGATCCCTCATAAAACTTTTTGGTCTTGGTCTATGGAACTAATGTTTTTAATAAGTTTAGATTTCCACTTTGATCAGGCAACAAAAGAAAACTGGGATAACTTTACATTAAAGTATTTTCCAGACGAAGAGTCTCTTAGGTCAATGGACTTTGAATCAATTAAAGGATACACTGACATCTGGTATTCAAACTACTATAGGCACTGACTTGACATATCCAATAAAGGATGGGATAATTAAGCCATGGAAACAATAATCAAAGTTCTTAATGCTACAGACAGATGTGACTCCTGTGGGGCACAGGCCTATGTTAAGGTCAAAGGTATCACTGGTGAACTGCTATTTTGTGGACACCACTATAACGCCATAGTTGATGACCCAATTGGATATGCTAAAATGATGAGTTTCATGCTTGAGATACTAGACGAAAGAGACACGATCTAGTAATATAAGATTCCTATTTGACATGTAAAACGTCAATAGGCTATAATAGTATCTGGCAATCATGCCAAATACAAAACCAATCGAAAGGTAATAATGAAGAAAATGACAATCGGTGCAGTAGTAACTGCACTTCTAGGATCAGTTTTGCTTGCAACATCTGCAAGTGCAAACGTTCCAACAGTCGTACTTACGGTAGCAACAGTTGCCGATAACGACGCAAACACACAGGCTGGTGCAGCAGTAGTTACTGTTCCATCAGATAACAAGGTAGACGCTGCAGATGCAGTTCGTTTTGCCATCAGTGGCATTGAGACAGGAACTGCAGTCACTGCAGTTGCAACAAATGCTACAATCGTAACAGCACTCCATACAGATGCTGCTCCAGTAACTTCTGCATCAGGATCATCAACATGGTCTGTTAATACAGGAACTGGATCTACAGCAGAGTTTTATGTATATACTAAAACTACAGCAGTTGGAACTGTAACAATCAATGTAAAGGGAAATTCTTTCGTTTACTATGTAAAGGGAACTGCTGGTCCAGCGTACAACCTAGTTGTAACAACGCTTGACTCAGTAAGCACCTCTTCAATCGTAGAAGCACAAGTTAAGGTCTCAGATGTTTTTGGAAACGTTCCATCTGCAACAACTCCAGTAGTTACAGCAATTGGAGCAACAGCAGGAACAGTATCTGCATCTGATACAGCAACTGGAGTTTCTAAGGTTAACATTACATATCCAGCAACTGCTTCTCGTGCAGCACTTCAGTTTGCAATTACTGCTACTGATGTTGTAGGCCTTCCTGCAGCAGTTAAGACAGTAACTAGATTCGTAGATGTTGCAGACCTTGCAACAACAAACGCATCACTAGTTGCTCAACTTGCAGCAGAGCGTACTGCTCGTGCAGCATCAGATGCAAAGGTACTTGAACTTACCTCTGCACTTGCTACAGAAAAGGCTGGTCGTGCAAGCGATTCAGCAACTGCAACAACTGCAGCAACAACTGCAAAGGCATCTGCTGATCTAGCACTTGCTACATACAAGGCTAAGTACAATGCTCTTGCAAAGAAGTGGAACGCAAAGAATCCACGTGCAAAGGTAGCACTACTTAAGTAGTCCTTTAATATTAGAGGGGGTGGGCTTTACAGCCCATCCCCTTTATGTTATAATTAGAAAGTCGAAAGGTAAGCAGTGCCAAAAATTATATTTGAATCTAGAACTCCAGTAACTCAGGCTTTTCCACAGCCAGAACCTGCTTCTAAAATGATCCCACAATGGTGGAAAGATCTTCCACATTATTTATGGGGTGAAGATAAATTTAGCATGCAGGCTTACAGAAGAGATGGTAAGAATGGTGAGTCTTCTGGCAATGGAGTTCCAAATGTTGGATTAAAAAGATGCTTACCAATCTTAGATGGATTAACTGCTGGATATATTATTAAGTCTCATTGCGATATAGAATTTGCATATAGAGATGGTGCCAATAGAAACAATACTACTCAAGAAGCATTCTTTGCCTCTTCAATCAACCCAGTAACCAGATGGAGCACTGATCAATTTAAGGGGTATGACATTCCCGAAGGATATTCAGATCAAGTATACAAATGGAGTGGGCATTGGATTATAAAGACGCCACCAGGATACTCAACTTTGTTTATCCATCCAGTTGGCTACAACTCCCTACCTTTTAAAACAATTGCAGGTGTTGTTGACACTGATAAGTTAGAAACAGATGTGAATCCACCATTCATTATTCAAAAAGATTTTGAAGGAATTATTGAGGCAGGGACTCCAATAGTTCAAGTAATACCATTTAAAAGGGATGAGTGGGAAATGGAAATCACTCACATCCCTGAAGTAGAACAACAAATAAGGCTAGAAAGATTGCTTAGAAAGATTGTAAGTTCTTACGGTAGACACTACCGTGTTCCAAAATCCTATAAGTGATATAATAATCAAGGCTGGTGTGAGGCTTTATCTTAGGATGAATAGTTACCATACCATAGAGCAGGTGAGACAGCATAACGCTTTCCCCATTCGACGCAGGTCAAAAGGACCTCGCACCAGTCTATAAAATAAAAGGAGATAGAATGGCAGCAGTACAAGGATCAGCAGCAAGAATTGTAGAAGTAGCACTTGCTGAAGTTGGAACCATTGAGGGTCCAAAAGATAATGAAACAAAGTATGGTAAGTTTACAAAAGCAAACTTTCAACCATGGTGTGGTTCATTTGTTATGTGGTGTGCTAACCAAGCAGGAGTAAAGGTACCTAATACCGTATACACCCCTGCAGGAGAGGCTGCATTTAAGAAAATGAATCGTTGGGCAGATGCACGTAATGACGATCCAACTCCAGGAGATATCATCTATTTTGATTTTCCAGAAGATGGCGTCAACAGAACATCTCACGTAGGTATCTGTGTAAAAAATAATGGCGACGGAACAATCCAAGTTGTTGAAGGAAACACTTCAGGAACTGCAAAAGGAGATCAGCGAAATGGTGGCATGTGCGTAGAGAAGACTCGTGCATATGTTAAAGACAACAAGAAGAAGTTGATCAATGGTGTAGTTGGTTGGGGTCGTCCTAACTATGTTGGTGAAGAGGGTGCTGCACTAGCAGTTAAACTACCACCAAAGCCAAAAGCAGCAAAGCCAGCAGCCAAGAAGTAAACACTTGACAGGCCTTGCCTAATAGTCTATAATTGTCCTGAGTACGACACAAAACTGCTCTTTATAATTAGATAGGGAATAAATGCCAGAACTTAAATACATTAAGTCAAAAGATATTTATGTTGACCGAAATGAGCAAAGAAAAAATAAAAGAAGAAAGTTTGTCTGGCAATACAAACTAGATCACCCAACGTGTGTTGATTGCAACGTTGACTACCCACCACCAGTTTTAGATTTTGATCATCTTAGAGATAAGGTTGCTAACATTTCTGAGATGGTTAAGACAGCAACTCCTATGGAAGTGTTGTTAGAAGAAATAGCAAAGTGCGAAATAGTATGTTCTAACTGTCACAGGATGAGAACATATAATCGTAGCAAGGTACTATAGTTCAGTTGGTTAGAACGCCACCCTGTCACGGTGGAGGTCAGGGGTTCAAGTCCCCTTAGTATCGCTAGTAGGTATAATATAACTATAACTTAGGAGGTTATTATGAAAGAAAGAGTCCTGTTGGACTTCTGGGCAGAGTGGTGTGGACCATGCAAGATGATGAACCCAGTAATTGACGAACTAGAAAAAGAGTACCCAGATTTAAAGATTGTAAAGATTGACATTGATGCTGATGCAGAGATGGTTCAAAGATACAACATCAAGTCAGTACCAACATACATTCTTGAAGAAGACGGCGAGATCGTTAAGTTTGTTATTGGTGCTATGCCAAAGCCAAGATTTATTAAAGAGTTAGGTCTGTAATGGACATTCATGAGTGGGTAGCCTACGGGCAAGAAAAGGGATGGGTGTCTGAAGCCTTTTGTAATACACACGATGGAGATCCATATATGACGGAGGAAGAGCAACAAGAATGGGAAGATGGTGGAGACCCATGCATGTTCGTTCTTAAACTTATAGATGTATAATTATCTTGTATGGAATATACAGGATTTGCAACTAAAAAAGAACGGTTGGAATATCTAATAAGCAGAGACGGAGATCTATGCTTTATTTGTCAACTTCCCTTTGACAAAGATGCAGCCACAATAGATCACTGGATTCCATTATCAAAAGGTGGCACTTGGGATATTGACAACTTGAGATTGACCCACAGACAGTGTAACAACTGGAAAGCGGATCAAGTTCCAGATAAAAATGGAAAGGTTGTTAGGCAGGTCAAAGATAGAAGAAAGGTAGTGAAGCGTAGCAATGGAAGAAGAGGATCTCTACATCCAGTACCTCATTGAGGCTGGAGCAATTGAAATAGTTGCTCTAAACGATGACGGTGAGTATAGGTTTAGCATCACTGAGAAGTGTGCTGAGATTGCACCAGAACTATACCATTCTTATATTGAAGACATTTCAATGATGATGTTTGAACTGTGGACCAAGGATATGGTTGATGTTTCTATGTCAGATACAGCAGAGTGGATCTTTAGGTTAACGGACAAAGGTTTAAATATGGACCTATATGACCTAGATCCGTTTGAGCGTGAGTTGCTACAGAATATGCGTTCAGCATTAGGTTAATTATGATAAAATGGTCTAGGAGGAAAGTATGCTAACACTAAAAGAAGGCGACATGGTAATGGGTAAAACCACAGAGGGTATGGTCCATGGCATGATTGAACACATTATGATTGAGGGTGGAACCCTAGGAACACCTGGAACAGAGTTTGCTATTGAGTCTATGCCTCCAGACAATCCAGCAATGTCAGTTAGAATTTATATTGAAAAAGATGGCACATGGAAGCCAACTGCTTTTAGCATTGGAATGATGTACAAAGATGCAGTTAAAATTGAATCAGATCACAGCATGGATAAGTCAGAAGAATTATACGAGTCAGACAATGAAGATGAAGATAAATGGGATAATCTTACAAAAGCATGTTGGTCTGGTTATAAGCAAGTAGGTATGAAAGAAAAGAACGGACGCCAAGTTCCAAACTGTGTTCCGATCAAACAATCAATGTGGAAGGGTGCGATTATTCCTAGTTCTAAGAATCATTAGTAGGATATAATGTAATCATGGCAAGCGTCAATAATACTCCAGGAACATTAAATATCACGCTTTACCGTGGTGATACTTATTACGCTATCGCAACAGTAAAAGATAATGGTGGCACAGCCATCAATTTAACAAATTATAGCATTAAAGCAGAGATTTACGGACCAGATCTACAACCTTTGACCTTCACTTCAACTGCAACAGTCACACAAAAACAAAGAGAATTAGTTGGTGGAACAACATACGCAACCCTAACATTAAGCCAAAACCATAACTTTGATACTAATCAGACTATTACTGTAGCAGGTGTTGGTGTAGGATGGGATGGAACTAGAGTTATTACTTCAGTCACTGCAACCACTATAACATATCAGTCAACTGGTAGCGTTGTCACTCAGGAAAATGCAACTGGAACAGTAACCTCTAGCGTAAAGGCAGAGTTCCAGATTGGAAACAAAGCATCTGAAATTACTGCTGGAAAGATTCATATGTTCCTGCCAGATGGTGTAAGCAAAAGACTACCAGACAATGCAGTATATGATCTTGAAATTGCAAGAAAGACAAACTTAACAGACTTTGGTGACGATGCACTTAATGCATTTGACGATCACTGGACTGTTCAAACTATTTTAAAGGGAGAAATTGATGTTGTTGAAGACATTACATATAGCGTAACTGCTTCAACAGATACAACTAGGGGGCAATTGACATAATATGGCAATTAATGTAATAGTAGACGAAGGAACAAATGATGTCGTTCAAGTAGATGTGGCGTTAGCGTATCCATCGCACACGCACACAGTTACAGATATTACAAACGTTGCAGAAGATATTCAAGACCTAGTTGGTGCTATGGTAACTACAAATACCGAATCTGGTATTGACGTTACTTATGACGATACAACTGGAAAATTAAACTTCAATGTAGGTGACTTTACATTAACCCTAGATGGTGATGTAAGTGGAACTGGAACAGTAACAAACCTTGCTAACGCAACCATTACAACAACAGTTGCAGATAACTCACACAACCACGTATCTACCAACATAACAGACTTTACAGAGGCTGTACAGGATGCTGCACAGGCTATGGTTGTAGCAGCCACACATTCTGGTCTAACAGTATCATATGACGACATCTTAAATACATTAACATTTAATGTTAACGATCCAGTAATTAGTATTGCAGGAGATGCAACTGGATCAGCAACAATGACCAATCTTGGTAATACCACAATTACTATTGATCTTTCAGACACTGGAGTTACACCAGCAACATACGGAGATGCTAACTCAGTATCACAATTTGCAGTAGATGTTGATGGTCGTATTACAAGTGCATCAAATGTCGACATTGCAATTCCTTCTACTCAAGTAACAGACTTTACTGAAGCAGTACAGGATTCTGCTGCACCACTTCTTAACCATGCTGGACATACAAATGTTACAGCATCATACGATGACGTAAACAACAGAATAGTTTTGACTGGTGCTGGTAATGTTCTAAGCGTTAATGGCGAAACAGGAGTTGTAACTATAACAACTGGAGATATTGCTGAAGGCAATGACGGAGATCCAGCAACAACAAACCTATGGTTTACAGATGACCGTGCAAAAGATTCTGCAGGGGCGTTAATTAATGGAGCAACAAAGACTGGTATATCAACCACATACGATTCAGCAACTAACGGATTAACAATTTCTAACACTGGTGTGTTAGCAATCAATGGAACTACAAATCAAATAGTAGCAACTACAACAAATGGAATTACCACTGTAGGCTTGGCAACAGATGTAACCATTCCAAATAATTTAACAGTAACTGGTAACTTAAGTGTACTTGGTACTGAAACTATATTTAATGCAGGAACTATTACAACAGAAGATACAACTATTCTTATTAACTCAGCACAAACTGGCACTCCAGCAAGTACTTTAAAGTCAGGTATTGAAGTTGCAAGAGGAGATCTTACTAATGCAATCCTTGCTTGGAGCGAAGCAAACCAGCAATTTGCTTGGAGTTTAGACGGTGGAGATACATATAAAGTTCTTAGCCAAGTAGACTCAGTAAATGGTTTTATTGGTACAGTAGTTCTTGACACAGACGATGTATCAGAAACTGGAACAGCAACAAATTTATGGTATACCAACCCAAGAGTTGACAGTAGAGTTTCTTCTTATTTTGGAACACCCTCCCATCCATCTATAACTTCAGCAATGGCTTTGCCAACAACTGCTGGAGACCCATTAATCTACCAGGCTGAGGTTAACTTTGCACCAAAGACAAAAATTTATGTTAGAAATAACGGCACTACCGATATTAACGCAGGCAGTTTTGTTAGTATTAGTGGATATGCTAGTGGATCGACTGTACCAAATGTTGTTTTAGCAAGTGCTGGAACTCCATCAACAATGCCATCAATAGGAATAGCAGAAGAAACCATTCCAGCATCAAGTAATGGATACATAACAAGCCAAGGATTAATAGCAGCATCCACCTTTGAAATTACTGGTGCAGTTGTAGGATCAGAACTATACGTTGGGCTAAACGGAGTTCCGTCAATAAGCCCACAACAATATAACTTTGTTACACAGAGAATGGGAATTCTTGTTAAACTATCAAGTGCTATAGCAACATTTGATGGAGCCATATATTTGTATGGACCTGGGCAGGTAGAAATTGCTCCAAGTTTACAAGAAAATTATTTTTATCTAGGTGGACCAACCAACATATCTTCAGACCCAGTTTTGTTTGCTATAGAAAATATTGTTACTCAAGGGTATGCAAATCAAGCAGCATTACCAACTGGTGCAGACTCTGGTGCTTTTGGATATGTAGCAGACTCTGGAGACTTGTATATAAAGAGTGGAACTGTATGGAAGGCTTTAACATACTTAGGACACGACCACGTATCAACTGACATTACAGATTTTCAAGAAGCAGTAGATGATGAAATCTTTAACTTCTTAGATGGACAATTAAATCTATTTGGATTAAACTTTGTATACGATGACCTTACCAACACTGGAACTCTTGCCGTAAGAGATGCCGAAGTTACATTTACCATTGATGGAGATGTTGAAGGTACAGCAACAATCACTCAATCAGCACACGGAGATATTGAACTTACAATCCCAGTTGCATTTAATGGATTACAAACATCAGCATTCATTTATGACACACTGGACCACGTTAATCATGAAAACGTTGTAGTAGATTATGTAGCAGAGGATCCAATTACTGGATTACCACAGATACAAATTAAGATTCCAACACCAAAAACACAAGAAGAAATTCAAGATTGGGTTGAACCATTACTAAATCATACTAACCATACAAACGTTACAGTCACATATGATGATGGTCCAAACCAACTTCTTCTTAGTGTTCCAGATTCAGTAGACTTAATTCAGTTTGGAACTAGACCAGCAGTCAATGGTAACGTAACTGTAGGATTATTAGATATAACATCTGCTCTTGGATACACTCCAATTGGAAATACCCAAACAGAAGTGGTTACAGACCTTGTAGCACCTTCTTTAGTACACGATAATCACGTAAACCTTGTGGCAGTTTATGATGACGACAGTGATAGAATTGTCTTTGAAGTTCAAACAGCAGGTGCAGCATCAGTAGGATCACTAACCAACTCATGGTGGTTGGGTGCATAATAACGAAAGAGGTATAATAGAAACATGTCAGGATATTTAAGACCCCAAACAGAGGAAACCCTCTTTGAGCCAATTGAAACGTATGTCGATCCAGTATCGAAAATTCGTGTTTCTACACCATCTAACCTTATTGATACAGACTTTGAATATGGTCTACAGGAAACACGTTGGGAGACAATCGAACTTGTTAACAACATTCCTACCTTCTTTTCTAGACCTGGACAAACTGCCCTTTCTCACACAAGTGTCCTTGCCACACAAGGCTCAGACATTGTTCAGGTAGTATGCAGCACTGAGCACAACCTATCTGTTGGTTCTCCTATTATCGTATCTGGACTTACTACCAACATTGCAGAAGGTGCGTTCGTAGTTAGCCGTCTTGTTTCAGCATTCATTATTGAATACAAAGCAAAGAAGACAATGAATTTTGCTGGAGTTACTCCAGGTGGTACAGTTGAAATTAAAGATGATACAACTCAAATTTTTGGTGGTCGTTTATATCAGGCTACCCAATACAAACTAGATACACTAGGTTCAATTAGAACAGACGGTGCAGTGCCTTCAATCCTTACCGTTGACACAATCTATCCACACGGATTTAGCGTAGGAACAAAGTTTATTTTGTCAAACACTGTTGGTGGAAAGACTTTAAGATTTAATGCAGCAAGTATTATACCTACAAACGTAGATACTCTAACTGCTACAGTTGAAACAAATGCAACAACTTCCCTTGAAGGTTATTCAAAGTTTGCATTCGTTCCTTATGACTGGAGAGGAAAGGTCTCAGGATTCTTCCAAGCATCTAATGTAGATTACAATGCTTCTACAATTACAATTACATCTCATGGATTTACAACTGGAGATCCAGTTATGTATGTTGGTCCATATGAAGACACACTAGTCGGTGGACTTACAAACTATTCTTTGTACTATGCAGTAAAGATTGATAACAATACTGTTGCTCTCTCATCAACTGAAATTGACGAATATAATACAGCAACTTTAGTTCAATTTACAAGAAATGGAACAAGTAATTTTGGACAGCATGCACTATTTTTTGCAAACAAAGTTGCTTCTGCAACAGTTGCTGACGTTATTACAACAACAAATAACCTTAAAGGGGTAGAAGAAGACGATCCAGTGTTTGTTTTTTCAACTGGAACTGGTCTAACTGCTGCTTCTCCACACAAGTCAACTAACAACCACACTGTAACTAACTATGTAAAACTTTATGTCAACCAGGCTAATAAGACTGAAGCAAGAGAAACATGGACTAACAGTGGAACATCTTTAGACGTTGTTACAAATGTATTTACAGTGCCAAGCACATCTGGTTTTACAACTGGTGATGCCGTAACATATTACTCAAACTCTGGAACAATTCCAACTGGACTTACTAGTGGTAACACATACTACATTCGTGTTCGTTCTTCCACAACAATGTCTCTACACACATCTGCAGCAGGTGCCTCTAGCGACACATTACAGGTTGACGTAACATCAACTGGTACTGGAACAAGTACAGTTATTAAGCAAAACAGAACATTAAGATTAGGTACTGCTCCAGCAGGTACTGGAATTCTAGATATTAACGGAACTACCATTAATGGAACTACATGGATTGTAGTTGGAATTATGGAAGAAAACTACGACAGCGTATATGTTCCAAATCATGGATTTTCTAGTGACGATGTTGTTCTAGTAGAAACTGCTTCTGGAGAAGGTGGACCAGTAGATGAAAACTATGGAAAAATTACTGCTCTTGCAACAACTGGAATTAATACAACATCAAACGTTATTACAGTTGATGATGGATCAAGGGTTAACACAGGAACTCCAGTATTTTTAACTGCACAAAGTGCAGAAACAACATTTAATGCTAACGCTGGTGTTAACCTAGCAACCGATGTTATTACAGTTGCAAGCACAACAGGATTTACAACTGGAGATGCAGTAACAGTAAAGCATCGTGCCCGTCCACTCTCATTTGAGCAGGCAAACGGAATCGATCCAGTAACTGATCAAATTACTGTACCATCAACAGAAAACTATGTAAGTGGACAAGAAGTAGTTTACTACAATGGTGGAGACGTTGTACCTAACGGATTAACAAGTGGCTCAACATACTTTGTAAGAGTTATTAACTCAACAACAATTAGTTTGCACGGAAGCAAGGCTGGAGCACAAGGAAACAATAACACTGTAGACTTAGTTGCTCGTGGCTCTGGAGTTGGAGCATTGAAACCAGTAAATGCACAACCAGGTGGTTTAACTGATAACGGAACTTATTATGTAAGAGTAGCAAGTGGTACAACATTTACTCTTCACGCTTCTTCAGCAGACGCTATTGCAAATAACAATTTAGTTAACATCACTGCTTCAGGATCTGGAACTGCTACTATTACACAAAGCAGCCCAACTCTTGCAGGTGGGTTGACAAACAATACTAAATATTTTGTAAGAAAGACAGGAACCAATACATTAACTCTTCATCCTACTTTAGCAAATGCAATTGCTAACACTTCAATTGTAGACATTACAACAGTTGGAACAGCAAAAGTTCAGTTGGCTATTGTGGCTCCTACTGTAAGCAACCTATCAGCAATTGATACTGCAACAGAAATTTTAACAATGGTAAATGGAGACGCTACAACCTTTAGAACTGGACAAGCAGTATTGTTTACAATGGACGACGGGACTACAACCACTCCCTTTACAAGCACTCCTCAAGTTGTTCCAGGCCGTAATTACTACATTAGACCATTATCATCAACAACATTTACACTGCACACAACTCCTGAAAAGGCAATTGACAACACAGGATCTATTAACTTTACAGCAAGTACAACAAACGCAAACGTTAGATTTACTGGTGGATTCGGACCAATTTCAATTGGACAAAGAATTAACTACTTTGTTGAAAAGGTAAATGAAAACAGAATTAGACTTAAGCCAACAAAGGCAAGTGCTTATCAAGCATTCTTGCCATCTCCATATTCTTCAGGAACAATGACCTTTACACGTAGAACAGCAACAGACTTTGCTGATGGAATCTATCTTCCACAGAATGCTTTGTCTGAAGGACAGATTCTTACATACTCATCTGGTGTTAATCCAGCAATTACTGGACTTGTAAATGCTAACCAGTACTATGTCTTTACACCAACAGAAAACTACTTTAGACTATCTACAACGGCTACTTTTTCTTCACTTAACATCCCAGTACAAGGATTGTCCACTGTAGACACGGTTGCATTTTACATAACATCTGCAGGTCACGGATATTCAACTGCATCTGCAGAGCCTGCAATCTATAACTCAACTACCCCAATTGGTGGTTTAAAGAGTGGAACAGTTTACTTTGTTAGAGGATTGGATGCAAACAGATTAGCACTATTCTATTCACCTGAAAGTGCAGCCTCCCTAGTTGTTAACGCAGCAGGAGAAGCCCCAGTAGATGATCGTGTACCTCTTCTAGACACAAATCTTGGAGGAACTGGAACATTTAAAAAGATCCCAGGGCTTATTAACTTTAGTGCTGTTGGAACTGGAACACACGAACTTTCAATCACTGGTACAAATGCTATTGACGGAATCTATGAAATTCAAACCATTCCAACAGATACACACTTTACCCTTAACCCAACAAGTGCAATTCTTAGCCCAAGAACTTATACCTTCGATCCTTTGAACACACTTGACCTTAACTATAGTATTATTAACCAAACAAATCACCAGTATTACACAGGTGCTCCAGTAGTATATAACACATCAGGAACACAAATCGGTGGACTTGTTGCTGGAACTACATATTATGCAATTAGAATTAGCCAAGATTGGTTCCAACTTGCAGCAACCAGAGATGATGCTGAAATTGGAAGAGAAATTGTTTTAACATCATTTGGATCTGGTGTAACTCACTCAATTACAAGTTCTAACGTTGCTGCAGAATTTCCTGCAAGCGGAACTGTTAGCCTAGTTCCAGGAACAAAAACAATCAATGGACTTGGAACAAACTTCCCAAATCTTTATAAGATTGGAGATGTATTTAAAGTATATGTACCAGATACTAGATTAAGCAATCTTGAATTTGTAACTCAGTCCAGTGGTATTAACTTAACAACAAACATTGTTACAACTCAAGATACACATACATATACAACTGGTCTTGCTGTAAGAGTTTCATCTAGTACTACTTTGCCAACTGGGCTTTCAGCATCAAGAATTTACTATGTAAGAGCACTTACAACTTCAACTTTAGCATTCTATCCAAATCCAGCAGATGCTAATGCAGATTCAAACAGAATTGATATTACTGGCCTTGGAACTGGTAACATGACAATCTCTCCAGTACTTCCAGGAACAGTGTTTGCTTCCAAGATTACTGGAATTAGATCAGCAACTGCCTTGACTGTAGAAGATACTATTCCAGTTACAGGATCAGATGAAGCACAAACTCCAATCTCAACTGCCTCTGGTGTTGCTAGAACCGATTTATCATATGCAACCTCTACATCATTGTATGTTAAGGGTGATGGATTCGCAGTTCACAGACCTTACGACGGTGGTGTTGAACTTACTCCTTCTACTAACCCAGACGCATCTATGATTCGTCAGACCCGTAAGTACTTCCGTTACCAGTCAGGTAAGGGTATTCAGGTATCTAAGGCAATTAACTTTAACGCTCCAACTCAGATTGATACATATACAAGAGTAGGAACTACTGCAACAATTACAACAAGAAACCCACATCGCTGTACAGATGTTGTTACAGTTAGAATTGTAGATGCTGTAAATGGAATTGGCGATCTTGGTCCTAATTACTGGAATGGAAACTTTGAAATTAATCAAATTATTGATGAAAGAACATTCACCATTACACTTTTAGGAACTCCACAAACAGATCGTCCAGGAGGATTCCCACAATTTAATCCAGTTTCTTGGGTAAACTGTGTACTAAGATCAGGATTGTTTGATGATCAAAATGGAATCTTCTTTGAGTTTGACGGTAGCAAGTTGTACTGTGTAAGACGATCATCTACACAACAGATGTCTGGAACTGCAACAGTAGCGTTTAACTCTACAAGAATTGTTGGTTCTAGCACTTCATTCTCTTCTCAGGTAGCAAAGGGACAAAGCGTTGTTATTAAGGGACAAACTTACAAGGTTGTAAAGGTTGACTCAAATGACATTATGTATATCCAACCAGCATATCGTGGTATCTCTAAGAGTGGAGTTATCATTTCAAAGGTTGTAGATACTAAAGTAGAACAAGCAAACTGGAACCTTGATCCAGCAGATGGAACTGGCCCATCAGGATTTAACCTAGATCTTACAAAGATTCAAATGGCTTACATTGACTACTCTTGGTATGGTGCAGGTAAAGTTAGATTTGGATTTAAAGATCAAAAGGGGCACGTAAAGTACTTCCATGAATTTATCCACAACAATATATTTACTGAAGCATACATGAGAGCAGGAAACCTTCCAGCCCGTTATGAAATTACTTCAACAGGAATTCCTTCATACGTACCATCACTTTCTCACTGGGGTACATCTATTATTATGGATGGAGAGTTCCAAGATGACAAGGCTTATTTGTTTACAGCAGCAGGAGATTCAATTCAGTTTACAAACAACTCAACTCAAAAGACTGCTCCTGGTCAAATTGAAACAACTAAGTCATATACCATCACTGACCCTGACACAGCAACAACTGTTGCTGCTTACAGAATTACATTTGATTCATACACCAACGCAGTAGTTGCTGCAATTAAAAATAATACAGCAGTGGCTAACTCAACTGCACTTAATGAAAAACTTCCAGTAGGAACAAAAACAATTGGAGTGCCAGTTCGTGGATACAATAACACTGGTTGGGTTTATGTTGACCAGGCTCCTTCTGCAACAGATGGTGCCACATTTAGAACCGTAACTTCTCAACAGCAATTATTTGATGCAACAAATAACTTTACTGTCTTTACCGTAGCAAGTGGACACGGAATGACTGCAGGAACTGTCCATAGAGTTAGATGGGAAGCAGATTCATCTGTACCATCAACATTCTTCTATGGTGGATCAGGTGGTAGATCTTATACTGGATCAACAATCTCTAATGGTTCAGTTGTTTATATTACACCTTACCTAGGATCATCTACACAGTTTATTGCTTCAACAGTAGCACCAGGCTCTGGAACATTCCCAAGAACTGCAACTCTTACTAACAATGCACGTTGGTACACTGGTGGCTCAACTGGTTCAGGTGCTCAAGTAATTATTTATACTAACGATGGAGCAACCTTTACATATCCAACATCACAAACATACAATATTGGATCAGGAACAGACATTGTTCCATCAGTAATCCCTCTAGTATCAGCACGTCTTGCTCCTTCAGTAGATAATGCTAACACTGGTAACTTAGGTTCAAAAGAAGTAGTAAATAGAATGCAGACAATTCTTAACTCTGTTGGTATTCTTACAAACTACGACTGCGAAATCTACTTGATTCTTAACTCAACTTTAGATAACACTAACTGGACATTCGTGAACAAGCCTTCACTCAGCCAGTTGATTAAACACTCTAAGGGAGATTTGTACACTGGTGGAATTGTTCTCTACAACTTCCGTGCAGCAGGTACTGGAACCGTAAACTCACAAGATACTACATTATCTCTTGCAGAACTTGCAACTTTAGGTAACTCAATCCTTGGTGGAGACGGTGTGTTCCCAGACGGACCAGATGTTCTTACAGTAGCAGCAGTTGTCGTAGAGCCTGCCTCAGTAACTGAAGCAATACCTCTTAAAATCTCTGCTCGTGTCTCATGGACAGAATCGCAGGCGTAACAGATGGCTCTGAGACGACTAGGAATTGCTAACCCAGATCCAAATACACCAGTCCTAATATTTACTTCGGATGGCGAGTACCTTGCCTCTGTATTGGTTACTAATGGAAATGAAAACATTGGATCTACAACAATATACATTGACCCAGAAGGTGCTGGAATCGATGCAAACTTTGTTTACATAACAAAAAATCTTCTAATTGAGTCAGGAAACTCAGTAGAAGTACACAGATTTGCTTTGGTGGAGGGTGATAAACTATACGTTAGTGGAAGTAGAGAAGGATTCTCATTCCTGGCAGAGGGAATTCAACAAACAGACCTACTCGCATACTCCCCAAAGCAACTACTTACTCGTACTGATGCTGCTTCATCGCATACATTAGTATTTGAAGATATAGATAGAATGCTAAAACTTACCAACGGTAGCACTGTAACACTTACAGTTCCAAATGAGACTGTAAACCCTGCACCACTTGGTTCAAGGTTTTACGTTACTAGCACACAGGCAGCAGTGCAAGTTGTAGCAGCCTCTGGTGTAACGTTAAATAAGAATGCAGGGTGTACAAATGTTAGCGAAGGTGCTCACAGCGTAATAGAACTTCTTAAAACAAATCCAAACGAATACCTTTTGTTTGGTGAGTTAAATAGGATATAATAGGTTAGGGGAGACACATGGCAATTAGTAGACTAGCAACAAATGTACCATTAGCAGATACAACAACTGTTATGTTTGCATCTCCAAGATCCGCTTTGATTTCTGTGATTGCTACAAACATTGGAAGCGTAGATGACAGAATTAGCATCTATCTAGTACCTAAAGATGAAGACCAAAATCAATCTAAATGGGCTTGGCTTACATATAACACAGATTTGTCTCGTGGAAACTCCATTGAGACTTACAGATTTACAATTGGTGTAGGAGATAAGGTTTACATTCGCTCTGACCAAGGAGTTACTTCATTCTCTATGAATGGTATTTACGAGTCAATTGGATCTCAGTTTGTTATTCAGCAGCCAACAGAGCCACCAACTCCACAAATTGGAGACATTTGGTTTAACTCTACTACTAACTTAATGTATTTTTGGGCAGGTAACGCATGGATTGCCTCTGCTAACCAGACTACAATTGATAACAGTATTGACGCTCACGAGGCCTTAGCAAACCCACACCCACAGTACGTAACAGATGCTGAATGGGAAAACCTTTTTGGTGCTAAGACAACTGACAACCTTCCAGAAGGAACTACAAACCAATACTATGTTTCAGAACGTGCACAAGATGCTGCAGCAGCAGCCCTAACACATAACGATCACGTAAACATTACTGTTACTTACGATGACCTAGCAAATAAAATTGTTCTTACTGGTACAAATGCAACGGGTGGAGATGTAGAATTAATCCAAGACTCTGCTGCCGTACTGTTTGACCACACTACCCATAATAATATTACAGCAACCTATGACGATGCAAACAATAAGATTGTATTGTCAGGTAATACAACAGATCTAGCATTGATCTGGATGCAGGTATAAGAGAAGAGGTGAAGAAATGCCAGCATATACACCAAAACAACTAGCAGCAGTAACACGATTAACTACTACGGCTGCAACATTGTATACAGTTCCAGCAAGCACAACTACACTTGTGAAGCAAATACTTATAGCGAATACCAGTGGTATAGACGCTAGAGCAACGATTCACATTGTGCCAAGTGGGGGAACTGCATTAGCAACAAACAAGGCCTTTGGAGAAATCCTAGTGCCTGCAAATACTACTCAACTAGTAGATGGAAGTATCGTAGTTCCAACAGGTGCTACAATACAGTGTCTAGCAAACGTTGCAGACGCAATCAGCCTACATATTAGTGGAGTGGAGATAGCCTAAAAATGTCTGATGTAAGAGTTCCAGAGCCTGTTGTCTTGGCTTCCCGTAAGGGTGGCCTTGAGATTTATGGACCAGGAACAGATGGCGATGTCACTGTTATTTCAAACATATCTTTGAATAGAGACATGTACTATAACAATCTTACAATTTTAGCAAACGTACAATTAGATACAAACGGATTTAGAGTTTTTGTTAAAGACACATTAACAATGGCAGACGCCACTTCTGTTATCGGAAGACTCGCTGACACTGTAACTGCAGGAACTATCTTTGGTGGTGGGGCTTCGGGAGTCAAAGCATCTGATACTCTTGGTGGATCTGGTGGTCTTAATAACGGTGAGAACTTCTTTGGAGAAGCAGAGTTTTATAATTTTTCACAAGCAATTGTTGCATATAAATTTGATGCAGCATTAAATAGACTTAGAACACTTCAAGGTGGATCTGGTGGAAAACCAGGTACACCAGGTAACAAAGGTGCAGACGGAGTTGCACAGCCTGCCCCTGCAGGTTCTCCAGGTGCACCAGGAAATTTAAGTCCTACATCTAGAACAAACACAGTGGGTGCCCCAGGTGGAAAAGGATCCCCAGGAAACACAGGTGCTCCAGGAAACTTAGGAACTGGAGGGCTTGGAGGTGCTGCAGGACTTGGAGGAGACGGAGGTCCAGGTGGTGGAGTAGTTGTTATTTCTGCAAGAAAAATTATAGGATCTGGAATTATTCGTGCTGACGGAAAGTCTCCAGGACCATTACCTTTACCAGGTGAAGGAACCGCAGGAAGTGTTGGTAATCCAGGTGCACCAGGAAATACAGGAGCAAAGGCCCCAGACTTTTTTCAATTCTCAAGAACTCAAGTAAATGCAGCAGGATATAACTACAATGTATTGGCATATGGATACAATGCACCAACAGTAGTTACACAATTTTATCAACAACCATTTTCTGTTACATTTAACTATACCTATACTCAAGTAACTCCAGCAGTTACACCAGGATATTCTTATGTAAACGCTCCAACTCCAGGCAACGCTTGGTCTAGAGGAATCTTTGGAGTCTTTCCAGGAAGAACTGTTTCTGGAACAAACCCTGGAAGAACAGTTTTTGGAACAAACCCAGGAAGATTTGTTAGATTTCCAAGAGGTGGTGGATTCTTTCAGCCTGGAAACCCATTCTCATTCTTTCAACCAGGCAACCCATTTTCATTTTTTCAGCCTGGACAGCCATGGTCGTATGTACAAACTGGAAGAAACTCCCCAACCCCAGGAAACCCTGGATCTTTTAACCCATTTCCATTTACTACACAAAGACAAGTTGCTGCATCTTATACAAACTTTGGAAGCAACACAGAGTCTCGTCAAGTAGGACAAGGACCAACTCAATATTCATTTTTCTTTGTAGCATATCAGCCAGAGTCAACATCATTTATTCCTTCAGTATATGCTGAGGGTGGTCCTGGTGGAGCAGGAGGAGCAGGTGGTGCAGGAGGATCTATTACTGCTGGACTTCCAGGAACTCCAGGAACTATTGGATATGCAGGTGGTGGTGGAGTTGTTTTACTAGTAACTGAAGACAATATTCCTTCTACTATTGAAGTTAGATCTGCTGCAGGTACAGGTGATGGTGGATACGCTACAGCAGGAAGTGTTATAATTATTAAGAATGAGGAGGATGTTAAATAATGCCTATTACGCAATTTGGATCAGTTAGTCAAGAATCATCTGCTTTTACACAGACAACTACTTATTCAACAAACTATGTTTTAAATTCAGTTACAGCCCCAGTATTAACATTGGCAGTTGGAGATACATATACAATTAACCAAGACAATGCTAGCAACGCAAGCCATCCAATATGTATTGGAACAGTAGCAGACAGCACTGGAAGTGCCTTGAGTTCTGCATATGGAATTAAGTATTTCTTAAACAATACTTTGGTTGCAAACTATGCAGCATATGCTTCTGGATTTAACGCAGCAACTGCTAGAAAAATAACTATACAGCCAAACTCATCTACACCAGTAAACTACTATTACTTTGACGGCCTTAATGCTGCAAAGGGCAATCAGATTAGAACAATCACCAGGCTGACACAAGCAACATACGACTTTAATATCATTCCAGATTCAATTTACGGATCTGGAAAAGACGGAACAGTTACAATCTCAGCAAACACAGATCTTACTAGAGATATGTATTATAGTAATCTTACTATTGCCCCAGGCGTACACGTAAACACTAATGGGTATAGGGTGTTTGTAAGAAATATCCTTACCTTTAGTTCGGCAATTGCCAACCAAGCCACAACAAGTATTGGACTTAAGAATGGTTTTAGTGGTGTTGGATCACTTCTAGGAGGGTCTGAGGTTAGTGTATCAAATAGTCTAGGAGGAGATGGTCTTGGCTATGCTAGTAGCCTTCCAGTGGTTGCTAACGGTGGTCCTGAGTACTATAACTTACCAATGAATGCTATTAATGGATATGCTTTTGGTGGATCTTTAACAGTCCCACTGCCATTACGTGGTGGTGCAGGAAACGGAACTCAACCAGGTGGTGGAGTTGTTGTAGTTTCTGCAAGAAAGATGGTTGGATTTGGAACAGTTTATGCAACTGGATACTACAACTCATCTGCAATGGCATACCAAACAGGTGGTGGAGTAATCCTCCTAGTCTCTCAATTTGTAAGACCTTCATCCGTAGCACTTGATGTTACTGGGCATGAAGCAGGAACTATCAAAGAACTATTGGTGTAATAATGGAATTAATCTATTACGTTCCAGAAGGACGAACCCTTGACGAGGATATTCTATTTAAAGCACAGCAATCAGAATGCTCACAAGTTGTTATAGGTAAATCTGATTTAATTGATTTATATCTTCAAGACCCATCAGAGCCTCAAATTGTATACATTCCAGAAACAAACACTGTGTTTTTAGAAAAAGAAACATTTCCTTTAGGAGAAGAAATTGAACTTTATTATTTAAATGAATGGTTAATTTATGAAAAAATGGAAGATTTAAGAATTGAACTTCATTTAGTAGATATGGATGATCCAAAAAATATTCAAATAGTAGAGGAGTATCCTTTAGAAAAAGAAGGAGACATTAGGTTTGTAGTTCGTTTTACTCCAAAAACCTTTGGAGAATATTACATTAAACTTTATGATAGCAATGGATTCTTGTATAACAAATCTTTAATTGTTTATAAAGAGACTGTTGTAGAAAACAAAGACACAGAAATTGAGGCACCAAGATTTGAAGTATAACATTCTTGCCCCAGGAATTGTAGAATTTCCCGTTGAAGATTTAATTATTGGTGAAGATGGACTGGCTCCACTTGAATTAAAGTCTAATAGAATCATATCCTCCGATAAAAAAATTAATTACAAATTAGAAAAACTTCAAAAGACTGTGCTAGAGTGCTTGGTTTCTTATTGTGATTTATACAAAGAGTCTATTCATACCCTACAATGGCAAGAAAAGTATCAATTTTTTGTAATGAATCCAGGATCTGGAATTCAAAATATTAACCTAAATGCATCTTCTTCTATCAATGATAAAATAGATTATCTTCCATTTACAAGAAAGATAGCATGCTATGTTTTTCTTAATGACGATTACGAGGGTGGAAGTATTAAATTTGATCAGTTTGAAGACTTGATATACAAACCTAAAGGTGGTACAATATTATTATTACCAGCAGACTTTATGTATACGCACTCAGTCAACCCAGTCCTGAGTCATTATAGATTAAGTCTCTTTACTGCTTTTCACGGTGGTAAAGATATTGATTCAGAGTTGTACGAGAAAGAAAAAGGCATAGGGACAATCTCCCTATCCTATATGAGATAAGGGAATAAAATGATTAAAGATATGCCAAAGGAAGTAACCAAGGATATTTTTGGTGGAGCCATTGCAATATACAATGACATCTTTACTAAAGAGCAGGCTGCAGAAATTATTGCAGCATACGAAGCAATAGATCAAGACGTAACAAGTCAAGTATCTTTTCAGGGTGCAAAAGTAGGTCAGGGACACGACGGTGGTACTGTAAGGTCAAACCAAGTGATGGCAATTGACTCTTGTGACATTGTTTCTAAGACTGCAAAAGATATGCAAACGGCAACAGAATTAATTAGAGACAGACTTGGAGCAAGCGTTAGAGACTATTGTGACTCATTTGATTTACATATTGCATTTGACGAAGGCCTACAACTTTTAAAGTACGGTCCAGGAAAACAATACAAAGCACATTGCGATAGAGGACCAGGACATGAATACAGAACTCTTTCAGCAGTAATGTATTTAAATCCAAGTGAGTATGAAGGCGGTTCTACCTATTTTGTACATCACGATGTAAATATTCATCCACAAACACCTTCTATTGCTTTGTTCCCTTCAGACTATGCATACCTACATCAAGCAAAGCCAGTAATTTCTGGAACTAAATATGCTGTTGTAACGTGGTTAGGAGAGCCTGGAACTGAATTTTTATTGGAAGGAAACAGGTTCAGTGGTCAACAGTAAGGTTAAAGATCCTTGGATTGTTGATAATTTTTTCAAGCAATCAGATTATACTTCTATTATAAACAAGATTAATACATTTAATTTTAACCAAGAGTGGCTTTGGTCAAATGATAATATGAATAGATGGTTTCATAATTCTCCTTATATAACCAATATACTCATAACTAACATTGACAAAGCAAGAAAAGATTTTGGGAGTGAGACATTGCTACCAACTTATGCTACCGTTGCTCTATACGAAAACGACAAATCGTCTTTGCCATTTCACTATGATAGCAATGCATGCACCTATAGTTACGACGTTTGCCTGTATTCAAAAGAACCTTGGCCTGTTACTATTGAAGGTAAAGACTATGTTCTTAAAGCCAATCAGGCTATTGCAATGTACGGTGAAGATCAATTTCATGGCAGACCACCTTTTACACCAGGAAATAAAGTATTAATGCTCTTCTTACATTATGCAGAGCCAGACCATTGGTATTTTAACTACAAAGAAAAGACTAGATAATGAACATAGCAACCAGAACAAACTCATTTGAGGGAACAAACTTTGACCCTGAATACTTAGTTGACGAAAGAAAAACTTCTTCTATCTTTGTAAGCATTATTGGAGAAAACGAAGGTGTTTATGACACTATTGAAAGTTTATATAACAATGCAAGAGATCCAGGAAACCTATTTGTTAGTTGTACTATAGGAATAGTTGGTCATGGATTTCAAAACTATATAGGTCTAGAGCCACCAATCAATCATCCAAATTTAAGAATTTCATACGTTCCTACTTCTTATGTTGCTTTGGACGGCAAAGAAAAAAACTATATCTATGATACCTATGGCAAACTAAGAATGTTTACAGACTCTAAATACAATAATGAAACATACTTCATGACTATAGGATCTGATATGCGTTTTGATCCAGACTGGGACATTGTTCTACTTAAACAATATCAGTCACTTGCTGAGTTTGATTCAAAGGTTTTGCTTACTGCATTTCCAAGAGCCTATCTGCCACATGACAACGAAACAGAAGGTTTTAAGTTTTACATGAATCATAAAGAAATGACTACTCTACAAAGAGAAGAGTATGACGGTGCAAGGTATCCAAGTTCTGGCATTATGGAAAACTCTACTATGGTTAGATTTCTAGACAGCACAGAAGGAATCCAAAAAGATGAAGAGTTAGATGAATTCTATGATGAATTACAAATGCACAAAGACTTTTTATTTGATAATGGATTCCCATTGTACTATGGACTTAAGTTTAAAGAGAATGAAGTTATAGCAAAAACAAATGCTTTATCTTTATACTTTTTGTTTGGCAAAGCCAAAGATATTAATAGAATTAATAAAGCATCGGAAAAGACTTTATCAATTCATGAAGACAACTTTAAAACTACTTTAAAGTTTTTTAAAGAAGGTTTTTCTTTCTACAGTATGAGATGGACACCCATCTATAAGCACTATGGATCAAGGCTGTTCCTTACAAGGACGGGCATTGACTGGGAAGAAACAAAGGTATATGAAGATTCAAACTTTAAAGATACCGAATCTTATAAAGAAATTAAAGAGATTGTAGATTCTTTTATTGATTCAAAAGATGAAAAATTAATCTTTGATTTTAATACTTTCTTTGGTATAGATTGGGAAGGTCTAGTCTTTAAGACAAAGACACATAGGTCAAAAAATAGTCTTGTTAATTTAATTAACTCGATGATTTCAATGTACTCATTTTCTACACAAGAAAACTCTTTGCATTGGAATAAAAGGTATGTCAAGTAAAAAAATACAATTTTCTTTAATTGATCCACTGTTGTCTGAGGCTGCACCAAAACCAGAGCCTGCCAATAAGAACCTTCCAGATTGGTATAAGTCTATGGATACTTACATCGGTGGTAAGTTTGATGGAATGAACGCTACTATGAAAAAATGTGTTCCTATTTTGGATTCATTGTCTACTGGCTATGTAATAAAAACATGGACGGACATCTTGGTTAAAAGAGATGGGCATGGTAACGTAGATGTTTCCTGGTCTATGGATTACGACACTAAAGCAGTAGAGGGACATACAGACGATCAGGTAATTGGATATCCAGTGCCGTATGGTTATGAAGATACTGTTTTAAAGTTTATTAATCCTTGGAGAATTACTACCCCAGATGGTTACAGTACAATGTTTTTTCAACCACCACATCGTGAAGATCTTCCATTTAAGATCATTCCAGGGTTTGTAGACACTGACAGATTTCCTTTAGTCATTAACTTTCCTTTTCACATCAGAAAAGATTTCGCTGGTGTAATCCCTTACGGAACTCCAATATGTCACGTTGTGCCATTTAAAAGAGATTCGTTTACTGCTGAGTACTCAGTAGATGAAAGCAGAGGTTATCAACAAACAATGCTTAATAAGCACAACACATCTTTCGTCAATAGATATAAAAATCTATGGTGGAATAGAAAAGAATATAGATAGGGTATACTACGACAATGATTATTTATGCATACGCACACGACGACTTTAACAGTTACGCAGACTTTATGCGTGGGCTGACAGTTGCCATTGAAACGTATAAGAATTCTGAGGACAACAGGATCGACATCTGGTGTGGTGGCCCTCACATGTTAAATGATTTTACTGCAGAGTATTGCAATAGGACTTCGGCTTACTTTAAGCAAAAGAAAATCAAAATAAAGTATCATCGTGTGCCCAAACAACTCTTCCTAGATGAACTTGACAAAGGTCCTGTAGAAATGGTATTATATTTTAGTGCTAAAGAGTACAATCCGTATTTTGACCCTATTATGAGTAAGGCTGAAAATATGGAAATACCTACAAGGATCTATAAATGATCACAAGGAGAGAAATGAAGATTAACAAGTTAGAACAAGCAGAAGCAATCGTTGCAAAGTCTAAGGACCTACATTGGGACGGCTGGACAATTGTAAAGTTTAAGAGAAGCAAGGCTGCAGAGTTTAGCAAAGATGGAATGCGTTACAAGGGCGTATGGGGCTTTGCGAATAGATATGTCCCCACAAAGGACGGATGGAACCTTCCTAATGAATCTATTCGAAGAGACTAATTGGCAAGTTCGAGGAATTTGTCAGGACCTTGAAGTAAATGAATTCTTTGATAAATATGAGGAAGACAAAGAAGTTGCTGCCTCTACAGATAAGATTTGTATTAACTGCCCTGTTATAAAGCAGTGCTTTGAATATGGAACTAACACTATGTCCTGGGGAGTTTGGGGTGGAGTTTATTTGGCAGATGGAAAGCCAGATAATATGAAGAATGCCCATAAAACTTCAGAGACATGGAATAAGATAATCGAGAAGATAGGATAAGAAATGGCTACGAAGTTCACTCCAGAGATGCGAAAGGCTGTTCGAGATTTAAAACCACCTTATGGCGTGGTGATAGATTTTGTTGAATACCCAGACTACATAGGACTTAGAACTTATGAAAATCAGGTTATGGCTATGAGTGAACAACGACAAGTAGGCCTCATGGAGTATATGCAGATGCTTAGAAAGATCATTGAAAGTTTTGGTGTCAAGTGTCATTTTGACGGCAAAGCAGGAGATCCACCAAGGGGTAAAAAATGAAAGACATTGAACTATCTAGACCAGTTTGGATCATAGACGAAGAAGTTGTTGGTAATCTAATTAGTGAGGGCGTTCACGCTTCAACCATTGAATGGATTAAAGATGGCATCTATTATAAAGAGATGTTAATTATTGAAGAATATAATGAACTGGAAGACTTAGGATTCCCTTACGAAGTAGACGGCGAGTAAATGAGAAAGTATAACAACGTTAAGGCACTATGCTTTGATGATATTCTTTTGGTGCCACAACAGTCAGGTGTTAAAAGTAGATCAGACGTAGACCTATCTATGACTATTGGAGTTAGGCCAGAAGCACAGATCACATTGTCTACTCCAATTATCTCTGCACCTATGGACACTGTTACTGAATGGGAGATGGCTTCTCATATGTCTAGGCTTGGTGGTCTAGGTATAATCCATAGGTATATGGATGAGGTAGAGCAGGTAAGACAAGTTAAACTTGTTTCCGAAATGGGATTTGTAGTTGGTGCAGCAGTTGCTGCTACTGGATACTATGAGTCACACGCCTTAGAATTAGAAGAGGCTGGAGCAAAAGTAATATGTGTTGATACAGCAAATGGTCACAGTGATTATGCACTAGAAGCCGTAAAGAAATTGAGAGCAGTTTTAAATCCTGCTACACACATTATGGCTGGCAATGTTTCAACAGCAGAAGGATACAAGATGCTATTGCAGATGGGTGCAGACTCTGTTCGTGTTGGAATTGGTGGTGGTGCAGCCTGCACTACTAGGATTGTAACTGGGCACGGAAGGCCAACCCTACAGTCCATCTTAGATTGCTTTAATGATGAATCAGTATCTAATCTGGGAATCATTGCAGATGGTGGAATTAGGAACTCAGGAGATATGGTTAAGTCTTTTGCAGCAGGGGCATCTGCAGTTATGCTAGGATCTGCTTTGGCAGGACACGACGAGGCTCCAGGAGACATTATTGATGGCTTTAAGTCTTTCCGTGGGATGGCTTCAAGTGAGGCTCAGGAGGCCTGGAGAGGCTATTCTGCAGGTTCTGAGGGTATATCTACTAAGGTACCATACAAGGGGGCAGTTGAAGATAGTCTAAATAAATTTAGATTAGGCCTAGGCTCAGGGTGTTCTTATTCTGGATCTCACAGCCTGTCAGATTTGCAAGAAGACTCCGAATATGATACAGTATCTATAGCAAGTTTAAACGAATCCAAACCACACGCAAGGGGATCAGCATGACCTGTATAGTCTCAACCGTTAGTTCACAGTATGCAGTATTGGCATCTGATTCTGGTATTACTTGGGATAACATTAAAGCCACACCTACAAATAAAATTGTTCAACAAGGCACTTGGCTTATTGGTGCTGCAGGAGCAGATAGAGTTTGCGATGTAGTACAGTTTGGAATTAAGTATCCAGTTGTACCCAAGACAGTAAACCTTGATGACTACAACGAGGCAATGAAATTTATGGTTACAAAGGTTGTACCATTAATCAGAGATGCAATGTCAGATGAGCAATCATTAAAAACAGAAAATGGAGTGGCTGGAATACCAGACGACTCATACTTTACTTTAGTAACACACGGAAAGTCTTTCACTGTCAGTGAGACACTTGGAGTTTCAGTCAACAGAGATTATTCTGTAATTGGTTCTGGAACAGAGTTGGCAATGGGATATCTAGCACACGGCTGGAAAGATCCAGATTGGGTAAAGAAGCATGACCAGCATGCAGCATGGGCAGTTGAGGCTGCAATTAAACACGACACCTATTGTGGAGCACCAGTAATGGCCTACAAGTCATTTCCTTCAGGGGAGGTTAAGATGTATCGTAAGGGTGTTGGGACTGGCACGGTGGAAAAGTAATGCCCGTATATGAATACAAATGCTCTGAAGATGATGCACACGCTATAATGTCAGTGCATAGATCAATTAAAGATGAAGATCCAGGATATACTTGTGTTGAATGTGAAGCAGATATGATTAGATCTTATTCATCATTTGCAATACAATTTAAAGGCTCAGGATTTTACAAAACAGATTCAGCAAAAAACAAATAGAAAAGGTAGACAATGTTTAAGAAGAAAAAGTTTAGGCCCTATCAGGACATTACTTTTGTTGCTAGGGATGAGATAATCTTACAATCTTGTGAGGCCCCTAAGCCAGCAAGAACTTTAATTCCAGATTGGTATAAAAATATACCTTCTCATCACTCAAAAACAGCAGAGTGGGATGATAGATTTGGCAGTGCTAACTCAACACTAAAACAGTGTATGCCGTTCTTTGATGCGTTTACTATGGGATATATTATGACAACCCCTTGTGATATTTATGTAGAGAGTTCTTTTAATGGAGCAAGTGTAAAGATTAGTTCACACCCATCTTTTAACATAGTTAATACTAGAGGTCCATCAAATAAAACATCTATGCCTATTCCAGATGAGTACTATGACTGTGAGTTTACTTGGCTTACACACTGGGAAGCAAAGACTCCACCTGGCTACAGTACTTTGTACACACACCCACTAAACAGAGATGACCTTCCAATTCATACAGTTTCTGGCGTGATGGATACTGATCACTGGTATGCGACAGGGAACCACCCATTTTTTATTAAAAAGGGATTTGAGGGGGTTATTCCAATGGGAACACCAATGATGCAAATCATTCCTTTTAAGCGTGAATCTTGGATGGCTACAGAGCCAAGGGCTATGGGAAAAGATGAATACGAACTACTAAACATGAAGGTAAGAAGACATCTTTCCAGTGGCTATAAAAAAGAAATGTGGCAGAAAAAAGAATACATGTAATGGATCGTAATTTAAAAACTATCTTTGTTTCGGTTCCTACAATGGAAGACTACGATTATGCTGCAACAATAAAACATTTATTTAAAAATGCAAAGTATCCAGAAAGGGTTTACGTTGGTAGCCCTATATATCTTTCTGACTTAGATCAGTTAACAGACCCAGAATATAAAAAGTTTTGGGTTTTAGATTTTGATCCACCAGAGGGAAATTACAAATCAGGATTTTTTAAACACGCAGACTTCTTTGGTGTAGGAAGAGGTAGGCTAAACGCATTACAATATTACAACAACGAGGATTACTTCTTTCAAATTGATTCCCACATGAGATTTAGAAAAGATTGGGATGTAGATATAATCAATGAGTTTGAAGACTGTAAGACATATTTTGGAGAGCGTGTCTTGCTAGGAAACTATGCTCCTGGATTTGATGTTGAAACAGGAGAAGATGGCGATGAAGTCTTTACTACAAGGAATGAAAACAAATATGCTTTTTGGCTTTATGACGATAGAAGAAGCCCACACTTTCCAGTAGGATGGGATCATACAATATATCCAGGTGAACAAAGACACCATTCTCATGGCTGGATAGAAAACAGGTGGCTTCCAGCAATTAAAATTTGTGCACACAATATGTTTACTGATGGGCCTATCTGGGTAAACAGTTATCGTACATGCTTAAATGAAGACTTAATATTTTGGGGAGAAGAACTATATCAATCAGCCCTTGCGTATATGAGGGGGTATGAGTTTTGTCATAGTTCAACCCCATATGTATATCATAGATACGCTGGAACTGTTACGTTTGTAGAAGAAAAAGACTTAGGAGACTTGTCTTTTAGGACTGAAGATCCTTCTATTATCAATGATGCTGGTGGTAGAGATTACTTTACAGAGACCAAAAAATACCCTTATAAGCGTTGGTACTCATATAAAGAAAGATTAGCAATGGAGTCAGAAAGAATAAACTCATTGATTACTGCAAGTAATGACGAATTTGGATACCTTCCAAGAACATTTAAAGGATATTTAAAGTATGCAGGCATAGATCTTGAACAAAGAAAGACAAAGAAGGCAAAGCACCTGCCAATAGTAAACCCTGTTTTTAAGAAGAAGGAGAACAAAGATGAAGCAAAGAATTAGAAACTTTTACGTAAAATGGACGGTATGTAGTAAGATAGGTCATCACCCTTACGAAGCACATTGCCCTTATACTGGTAACACATACGAAGATTGTACAAGATGTTGGACAAGATTACGTATCTATAAGACAGAAGGGAGTAAGTAATGTTACACGCACTATGGCTGATCCCTGCATTTATTGCAGGCTGGACAGTATGTTATATTCAAATGACATACGGCGTAGACCAGGGAGAATAAGTATGGATAAAGAACAAATACTTGAGAGACTCATCAATAGGTATTTAAGATGTGAAAACGTATCAGAGCATAATGGTTTACTGTTTTGTTTAGTATGGTGGAAGCACGATGAGTGTTTAATGTTAGAAGAATTATTAAGAGAGATCACAGGAGATCCTAAGTATGATCACCCAAGGCAGTGGGCAGATGAATAAGACAGAGATTTGTATGAAATGTTCTACAATGGTAGAAGAGTTAAATGGACGTGGAGTGTGCTACTCTTGTAATGACTGGGGTGGTGTATAATACTATTATGGCCTTTGTATCAGAAATCAGAACAAGAAACTTATCATTAAACAGTACTCCACAGGAGTTAACTGTATACGACTCTGAAGCAAATAGAAAGAACTCACTTTCTGTACAGAATACACATCCCACTGCTATGGTTTACATTGGCACTTCAAGCGTCAGTTCTACTAACTTTGGACACAAACTATTCCCTAAGCAATCATTCTCAATTGATCTTAATCCTTTGGACAGGATGTATGCAGTTGGTGAGACTGGGGCTACAGTAGCAGTCTTTATTCAGGAGCAGATTTGATTCACATTACTGACGTATCAGACGTCTCAGCAGAGTTAGCATTTCCTCTTGGAGTCCAGGGTGGTACCACTGAGACACAGCCAACATTCACTGGAGCACCACTATTTACTGGATCTTACATTAGCCTAGGAGACTTAATCCATTTTAGAATTAACGTAGACTTTGATAATATCCTTACCTTTGGTACTGGACAGTATTACCTCAACCTACCTTTTGCAGCAGCCTATGATTACCAGTTTAGAAGTGGTGGAGTTTATGATGCTTCCACACAAAGAAACTACTCTATTGGAGGTCACGTAACTGCAGGTAGTATACAAATGTTATTAAACTTTACTGACTCACAAGGTAGAGATACAGCATTTACACATAACACGCCATTTGCACTGGCAGTAGAAGACGACTTCCACATTAGTGGAACTTACATAAGGGAGCACTAAATGGGAAAGCATCACAATAAGATCGCAAAATCACTTGAAATTAGGCAGTCTAATGTGCCTAACAAGCCTGGCTACAAGAAGCCTGGATCGATGAATAAGAAGAAGACTGGCTACAATAGAGTAAAGGCTAACCAGGCTAAGTAAAGGCTAAGGCTGCGAAGCAGTTCGAAAAATTTTGGGGCGTCGAGATACCAATAAGCCCTGAAACAGGGCAATCTTCTCACACTTGACGGGGCTTAGGCTATCTGCTATAATTGTACCTTAACTAGAGAAAAGGTATATATGGCTAGGCTAGTGATATGTCCAGACTGTAAACGAGAGATAGAGGTAAGGTCTGGGTTTGCCCACTTTACCCTATATAACCATATAAAAAAAGAACATAAATGATATACGATATACCAGATCCATTTGAGACCTTTGTGGCTAATAAGTATGCCAACTTTAAAGGTATGAGATATGACTTTTTTGCTAAAGAATGGTATCTCAAGACTGCTTGCTGTGGGGAAGAACTATATGCCCCTAACAAGAAGATCATGAATAAGATCAGGTTATATCATACTAGAAATGAGTGCTTGGGTGGCTATTAGTTGTATTGAATGCAATATGATGGATACAGAAGAAGAGTTCTGGGAGGTTCATCAGCAATTGCCTACTAGGCTATGGTGTGTGAATAAGAAGGTAGAAGAGATGACAAGGATGATTGTGAATAGATATAAATCAGAGGTAAGAGCGAAGTACGGGAATAGAAAGAGGCATAGACAATGACGTGGGATTGGGCTTTAGGCATAGTAGGAGTAACAGGTATATTTTTGGTCGGCAGGAAGACTATCTGGGGATGGCTAGTACTACTACTCAATGAATGCCTATGGATAGCATATGCACTTATTACTGATCAGTATGGATTTATGGCTATGGCTATTGCCTATGGTATTGTATATATAAAGTCATACTTTGGGTGGCGTAGGGAAGATAGACTCTCTAGATCTATTAAGAGACTACAGAAGGATAAAGTATTCAATATGGACAAGTATGAGGTATTGACAGAGTTATGATAACTGACAAGGAATTACTACGTAGGATAGCAGCATATAAAGAAGAAGGACCTACTAACCTAACTTGGCTAGATGACGACGGCTTATGGAGAGGATGGACTTATAACCCTGATAAGAAGAGATACTACTTTGACGATATAGGGAATGAATCCATTATGGGCTTATGGGAAGATCAATGGGCAAGAGAATGATATATGATATGGACTGGAGAGCACTGGGGTATTGGCCTATATGGAAAGATGGAAAGAAGATATGGGAAAAGGAAGTATGTCTGCCCACGGTTGCTGATGATGTGGAGTAAAGTGGAGTATAGTGGATATTTAAGTAAATAAATACTTATTGTTATGTCTATATGTAGTACTAGTATGGAAGTCTAATACTATATATGGGTATTAATGAGAGTTATCCACATAATCGTAATACTTTTCCACAGTTCCCCCTATACTTATCCACACTTATATCCTATTTATCCACATTTTATACCTATTTATCCACATATTATTATAAGTTATCCACATATATATGCAAGTTATCCACATATTATCCCTATATTTCTATATAAAAATATATAAAAAAATACACATAAACACTTGACATTTCAGTGATTATGTGTATATTATCGTAATGTTATATTATAAATATCTTAGATATCCAGAGAGAGTATCATAGAATACTCTTGGGTGTGTATTACATGTATATATCTTATATTGAGGATCAAGGTAATCTTCTACCACCGCCGCCTGCTCGTAGCACCACGGACAAATTCCAGTGATATTTTTCGGCAGATCGTAATCTATCTTATTTGTCATTCTGAGGGCGGCTAACTGAATATGATCCTCTATTACTATATAGAGTATTACTAAAGGATACTTTGTTATTAGGATTACGTCCAGGATGTCTATGATTAAAGGCATCTATACTATATGGCTGTTTACCCTGAGATAAAGATTTCTTAACTCTCTTCATATCTTCCTTATAAGACCAATATAGCAAAAACCCTAGTATAACATATACAATAGCGATTGTCAAGAGTATAGGAGTATTAATGAGAAGCCTCCAAAATTCCAGTGATATTTTTCATATGATCGTAATGAGTTATTAAATAACTTCTCTGACCGCCCCCTCTTAGGCGTCATCCTCATCTTCAAAAATTGTTTCCATCAAATCATTTACTGATTCGATTTTATCTACACCAAGTGCAGCACATAAAGATTTGTAAGTTGTATCGATTGTTTCCCAACCTGATTCAGTCAAACCTTCTTCTTTGATATCTTTTGTTTCGATACCAAGTGCGTATGGAATTCCTAGATTGTTTTCTAAGATCCAATCTTCCCAAGAGTGTGCTTCTACTTCATTGATGATTGCAAATGCAGATGCAATGATTGCAGTCTTTCGCTTTGTAGCCATCCACTCTTTTTGTTTTGCTGTTACTTCTTCTGTTGCCATTATTCATACTCCTCTAAGTTGATTGCAGGTTGCTCGTAGGGACTTGGTTGGAAATTCTTTGTAGCATTATGCCACGCCAGCCAAGATGTTGCTTTATCTTCTATTGTATCACTAAAAAGGATAGCAGTTTGATGAGCCAGTTCTATCTCATTGACACGGGTGTCAGCGAAGATGTCTGCTAACTTTTGTGCTAGTCTTTTCTCCTTCATATACTCTCCTTTTCTCCATTATACCAAATGGGAGAGTGGCTGTCAATGTAACACAGCCACCCCCCACTGGTGGCCTAGACCCCTACCAAAAGGTCTGGCTCTTCCCCTATCGCATAAGCGTTAATAAATGCATCCCAGGACACAGATACATTGTCAGTTACAGTCTTGGTAATGAAATCAATGATGACTGTTTGCTCTCCTAGGTCGTAACCGTCTTGGTCAATTGCATAGATACCAAAACCAGTCTCGTCCATAATAGAATCCTTGATCAAATAACTAATCATCATACGTGTCCCATATGAAGAATCTTGCCAGCGTGGCTTAGAATGCTGCAGGGCTGCTGCAATATCCGTCTGCCATTCAGTCTGGCCCCAATGGCTGTATAAGACAACCAATGGACCCTTCTCTGAGTCTTTAAATACAAAGTTAATACGTGCTCCCATTATTCTTCTTCTTCCTCGTCGATAGTAGTAATTTCTAACGGATACCAATCAATGGCATATATTTCAACATCCTCATCACGTTCGATTCTTTCAATCTCTGCGATGGCTTCATCTTCAGTGTCTGCCTCAATCTCAAAATCATAATTGACTTCTCGTGTGGCAGTTATTTTATACATTGGCATTGGCAGGCTCCAATCCTACTAGGGTTAGTTCTTCAATGGTAGCACATTGTGTGCATTTCTCCAAATCGTGTTCATCAAATGCATCTCTGATTAGATTATCAGGGTCCTCAAACTCAGCACTACAGTTCTCACAGTAGAACCAATTGTGGCTAACTCTGATTTGGATATCTGTATCAGGTGGGCACGGCACTTCAGTTATAAAGTATCCTATCCTATTAATGAAATGCCAACCATTCCATACATAGGAACCACCGTCGTCTCCATCCCCATACATCCAGATATGATTCTCAGGCTGTTGTTTGACGAACTCTACTTCATCACCATAGGTCTCAAACATTGCTCCATCAAAGGAGGCATTTGAATCTAGATGATTAGTAATAGGCTTGTAAGTGTCACACCACTCATCGAATTCCATTTCGATAAACTTACTTGACACTTTCTGCACCTGCCTTATAGATTTCAACAAGACGCTTTAAGACAGCCTTGGTGGCCTTATCTTCACTTGACATTGCTGCCTCAAAGTAAATGATTTGGCTTGCTTGGTCCTCTAGTTCTTCCATTATGTGCTTAGGGATTTTCATATTACTCCTTTTATTTGGTAGGGACGCCTAGTATATCAGCAGCCACTGACAATAAATGGGCAGTAGCAATAATCTGACCGTTGGTAGAGATATCCTCTATCTCTAGAGTTCTGTAGTCATCATCCTCATAGTTAGAATAAGAATCCATCTGCTTTTCAAGGTAGGCAGAGTCTTGCTCTAGACTAAGTAGATGTAACTTCATATACTCTACAAGTTGGGTGGTGCGATCAATGTATGCTGATTCCATCATTCACCCCAATACTTGACAATAGTATTCATAGTAGTATGAAGGGAACAATCACAGTCTCCACCGTTCATATTTTCCATAAACTCAAAGTGTGAGTAGTTATCCTCGTAGATTTCATTTACGAGTTCATTAATTGTGTAGGGCTTATAGGTAGTGCTCATTCTTCTACCCAACACTGTAACTCAGGCACAAACTTGTTAGTGATAATACCCCATTGGGCATCGTCCCAACTAACTTCATCGTCCATTACCTTAGCAATCTCATCTATGAAGGTTTGCATAACGGCTTCTGCGTGGTGTGCATTCTTAGCCTTGATATTTGTAATAGAGATAGCAAGGTCGCAAGAATAGTAGTCTGCATACATTTCAGGGTTTTCTAGGTAGTCTGCATTATTTTCCATTTATAATGTCCTCTCTCTCAAAGATTAAACTAGTTAATGTGGAATAGATTTGGACATATGCGTCCATACGCCCTGTGAGTTCTAGTCTTTGAATTGTATCTTCATACTCTTCATCTGACCCAATCTCTTCGCTATTGGCTAGCAAGGGAATTAGTTCTGTTTCTGTCTCATACATAGCATTTTTAAGATAGCCGTGCAATAAGTCGTGGATAGGTATTGACAGGTCTGCTAGGGCTTTATCGTTTACCCCATATACTTTATTCATAGGTAGTTCCGTTCTGTTAGAGGATAGTATATTTTACACTATGGGGACCACTCTTGTCAAGTAGGTCAGGGCTGATAAATCTATCAGTTACAAATTCTTTAATGACTTCGAACGTGAGTTCGTAATCACCTACGTAATCCTTTATTTCAGGGAGTAATTTGTCTACGTCGTAATCAACTGTATAGGTCATTCTCAGTTTCATTATTCATCCTCTCCTTCTAGCCAAGCGTGTAAGTGGTGTTGCTCAATTATAGCCCATACAGGGGCAGTCTGTCTATTCTTATACATAACTTGAAAGTCGTTAATTAATGGCATTTGGATCTCTTCATCCCATAGTTCTTCTTTAGCTTAATCAATGTGATCAATATCACATCGGGCGGTAAAGTCCCCTTAGAAGGATTCGAACCTCCGACCAAACGGGTAGAAACCGTTGACTCTTCCTCTGAGTTATAAGGGGCAAAGAGCAGTTTTGAATCGTGCTCAGGATTTATTAGTAGCCCCCTACTAAATATCTATTCTATCTATTGAGGCTGATATCCAACTTACTTTGTCAGTGTCGTATGAAATTGCTTCAAAGTCAATGTCATTTACTACATCTTCTGCTTCTTCATTGTGAGCAAGTTGCAAAGTCATATTGTAAGTAACAGTTACTTCAACTTCAACTTCCTTAGACAATTCGAATCCACAAATCTCAGCAATTTCCTCTGCCTGTGATTCTGTGATACCATTGTCTTCTAATTCCTTCATAGTCCATTCGTGCATCTTATCACGCATAGTCTGTAGGTTTGCAGCAGTTGCATAATCACGTTGTGTTACACGCTGAATGTGCTCATCTTTGCTTTTGATTATTTCTTGAAACTGAACAATCTGTCCTTCAAGAAACTCTCGTGTCATATAGTGCTGGTCTGGCGTCTGGTCCATAGGGGGCCTCTTTCTGTTAGGTTATGGTGCAATTATAGCAAATTCCTGCGACATTTTCAAATCCTACTTAATAGTAACCGTGTGATGTTGGTCACATTTTACCGCCCCCAAATATTTATGCACGATCACGCATAAATATTTAGAGTGAGCAGTTTCAATTCTTGCTCAGGAATTTATTTTTATTTACTCGCTGCAAATGCTTTTACAGTTTGGTAAATTTTATTTTTCTCTGCGTTGATAACAGGGTCAAAACCAGATGCAGATGCAAATGTGTTTTCGCTGTTGCCACCACGAGATGTGCGATACCAATCTAAACGCTCAGTGAGTGCATTGAGTCCTGCCCACGCTGTGCCTTGAATGTTTGCATTAGTAGGTGATGCAAGAATTTCTTGCAATGAAACCATTTTGTTTTCCCATTTCTTGAAAGAGCCTTTTGCATCTTTTTCAGGCTTAGGGTAAATGGTGTTTACGATTTTGATAAATTCTGCTTCGGTCATTGACTTTTGATACAATGCCTGTGCTTCCTTTTCAAATGTGTCCATATAGGCAAATGACATTCCAAGAGCCTCACGAGCAGCAGCAACTTTTCCGTCAGCAGATTGTGTATGACGAATTTTGAATGATTGCTTTACACTACGCAATGCAAGGTTTAGTGTATTTTGGCAGACAACACGAACAGGTGTGATGCTTGCTTGAATTGACACAGAACCATCGTGTGATGTGTGCAATAGCAAATAAGTTTTTGTCTGGTCGTTTGCCCCTTGTGCATCAAGAGTGATTGTCTTATCCAATGCAAGAGCACCAAATACAACTGTTCCCTTTTTGATTGAGCCAGCAGTTTCCCACACGCCTCCACCATCAAGAATTGAATCACCGAATGAAAATAAATCTTCATTCTGAACTACATTGTATCTATCTCCAACAATTCCCAAAACATCATTTTGGTTATCTTCAAATGGATTGTTGCGAACAACCATAAAATTGTTTTTGACAGATGTGTAAGTGTCTGGTAGAATTACATCTTCAAGACGCACATTCCAATTTGACAAATGTGCAAGGTCTAACATTTCTGATGTTGTAACCTCATCTTGAAACACTGTTCCAAGATTGTGCCAAGCAGGTTCACGCAATGATGCAAATGCAACTTCGCCGTTTGAACCTTCTTCTAGTAAATGAGCCATATATTTATTGCCTTTCTGTTGTTGTTACCCCAAGTATAACAGAACGGGCTGACATTATCAAATCCAATCCTTGAAATGTCCGATTTATTCCTGTGAGAAAAATCACATCCTCGTAAACCTGTGGATAACCTGTGGATAGGGGCGGCTGGCCCGATCTAGCAGGTGCCCATTAAAAAATCTTCATCCGTGTATCCATATTTAACTAGAGTGTGATCACTATAGCAAGAATGACATAACGGAATATCATCTTCAATGTAACCTTCAAGATACATAGGCTGAGGACAGTTTAAACATTTTTGATTTATCATTAGAATAACTTTTCTGCTAGCCAAAAACAAATCATAAATAAAATTAAAGTGCCAATTGTTAGTTGATACACGTTGCTCCTATTTCTTAGTTGCACTAAATAAAATATCATTGCGTTGGAATACGCATTGCCCACACGAGACACACGCACTACCATTCGTAGATATTAGTGGAATTTTCTTATTGTTTTCAGGACAACGGACGGCTGTCTTGTTGACCAATTCTAGCATATCTGCCTTGCCTATGTCAAATGTCTTAGCAAGGTAGGCTAACTTGCGTAGTAGTTTAGTCATTAGTTATACCCCTTAGTGCATTCAGTGCAGATAGAGTAGTTAGTGCAATAGCAAGAGTTTATATCATTCATAACCTCATAGCCTTGCTCATAGAGTTTATCATAGAACTCATCGTTGTATTCCATAGGGGCCTTCTTTCTAACTTGGTAGGTTTAGATTATATCAGGGGGGACTGACATTTATGCTTATTCTTTCTAGAATAAACTTTCTTAGACTTTATAGGGGATGAGGCATTGCACCTACGCAACTCCATAAGCCTACGTAAGGCTTCTTTATCCTTTTTAGTCTTGTGATTCATACTTGCAATTATAGCAAAATAACTCAGCCGTGTCAACTCAAATTCCTGTGATAAATCTCACATCCTCGTAATTACGACACGCCCGACTGCGTGGGGGCGGCAAATTGTCGACAATTGCAAAGTGAGCCTTTTTGATTCTTGCTCAGGAATTTACACCTCTTGCAGTTGGTGTGAACTGTGCTCTATAGTATTTTTATAATCGCCCTAATCAGCCTGGCGAAATATTTGGGAGCAGGCACCTAGGTTAGTTTGAAACCCACTCCCAAATAATTTTACTTAGATGTTTTTACCATTGCAAATCGTTTTGATCCGTTTGCTAATTGTAATCCAACACGAGTAACTGTTTTGCTTACAGGTGCAAAAGAATAAATTCTGCCTGTAACGCCTGTCTTACTTGTTGTAAATAAATCTCCAACTTGGTAAGTGTATCCTGATAGTGTCATTTGTTTTTCCTTTGGTAGTAGTTTGGGGTTGAGCCTTTTCACAACTTGCTCAGGTTGTAGAGTTCTTACTTACGACATTGGACTAGAACACTCTAGAAACTGTCCCTGTTTCGATTATCTAATTACAGATAACGAGCAATAGCATTGTAAGTGCTTGTGCTTACAACTTCCTCATCTGTCATTTTGAGAATACGGATTGCGTTTGTAAGTTCCTCTTTCATCTCATTGTATGAGTGAGTATGGATTACCTCGAAATCCTTTTCAGG